GTGTTCATGGTCTGGTTCTGGTTGGTGGTTGGTGGTTGGTGGTTGGTGGTTGGTGGTCTAGGCAAGGGCAAGCAAAGCGTCGCGTTCGGGGGTGTAGCTGTCGGGCCATGCGGGCAAGCTGCTGCCGCGTCCGTCGTGTTGACGGAACGTGTAAACGCGGGCTCCGTCGCTCTCGCGTTCGTCGGTGGTGACATATCCGGAAACCCATCGGCCGGCGATGCGGCAGCGGGCGGGAATCGAGAAAAACGTGTCGGCGGTCTGGGCCATCTCAACAGCGCGGATGACTCCGTCTGAGCAAAGGGCGCGGTGGCCGTTGCGGGCATACAGTCCCCAAGGATAGACCTGTTTGGTGTAGGTCTTCGGGCGGGCGGGTGTGCTGGTCGTGGTCATGGGTAGATCAGGCGAGGGCTTGCTTGTGCTCGGCGATGGTTTCGAGGAGGTCGCGGCGGTCGGCGAGGATCGCGGCAACCTGGGCGCGGATAGCCTCGGCGGCGGCCGGGTAGGTCTCGGCGAGGGCGGAGGGGCAAAGCTGACGAAGCTCGCGGGCCAAGCGGCGGAAGGTGGCGCGGTTGCGGTTGAGGTCGGCGCGGGCTTCCTCAAGGTCGAGCTCGTGGCGGTGCATCTCCTGAAACTCCCTCTCGTCCTCGGCCATGCGTTGGGCGACGCTGTCGGCGCGGCGGACGGTGTCGCGGGCGGCGTCGCGGCGGATGTCGTCGGCGGCATAGCTGCTGTCGGCGTCGCTGTAGTCGATGCGCTCCGCGCTTGTGAGGTCCACGCGCAATCCATCATCCCACGAGCTGCGGACGGCTTCGAAGATCAGGCCGGGGAAGTCGGCGAGAATGACGGCGGCGGCTTCCAGCGTGTCCTGCTGGTGCTCGTCGGTGTACCAACCCCGGTGGCTGAGGAAGGTACGGCCGGGCCAGTAGTGGGAAACAAGGGGGGAGTCCTCGTTCGTCCATAGGGTGGGGGTGGGGGCGTCGGGAGCGGAAAGCTCCGGGCCGCTGTCGTAGTTACCGAGGCGGTAGGCGCGACGCTCGGCAAGGGTGTTGCCGGCGTAGGTGGGGAGCTGGCGGAGGGCGGCAAGCTGCGAGGGGGCGCGGCGGGTCTGCCAGCGGGCGAGCCGGGCGGCCGGGGTGGTGCGGTTGCGCAGTGCGCGGGTGATGTCGGCGATGGTCGGGGTCGGTTTCATGGGTCGAGGTGCTGCGGGGTTGGTGGTTGGGCTAGGCGTCGGCGATGCGGCGGCAGTGCTGGCAAGGCTTGTTCTCGGGGTTGTGCCGGTGCTCGGCGTCGATGGTTACCGGGGCGGAGTGACGCGGGAGTCCGCAAAGCGTGGCGGAGTAGTCCGGGCACATGATGTGGGCCGGCTTGTTCCGGTGTTTCCATGCTCGGCGCATGGCGGCGGCCTGGTGCCAAGTAAGGGGTGCGGGGTGCGGGGTTGTGGTCATGGGGTGGTCTCGGTGATGAAAAGCACAGTGCAAGTGCCGGCGGGGTAAAGTGCGACCTGGTCGCCATAGTCGGCGCGGCGGCAGGGGTGGCCGGTCATGTCCAGCGCGGCCTTAGCCTGGCGGACGGCGTCGCGCATGGTGGCGGCAATGACGGTCCCTCGGCGGGTCCAAGAATAGTTCACTTCCCCTCCGAAGGTGTCGGTCCATTCGTAGGTGTAGGCGTTGGCGCGGATGACGGCGTAGGCATCGAGCCGGGCGGCGTGCTCGGCCGGGGTCAACTCCTCGTCGCTGAACTCGCGGCGGGCTTTGAGGATGTCGGCAAGCACGGCGTCGAGGTCGAGGTCGGCGGGGCTGGTGTCGGCGAGGAAGTCGGCGAGGACGCGGCGGGCGGTGGCAAGTTTCATGGTGGTGCGGTGGTGGTTGTGGGCGGAGGGGTTGAACCTCCGCCCGTGGTGCTGGTGCTAGTCGAGGCGGCCGGATGCGATGGCGGCGCGGACGGCGGGGAGGCTGGCGTTCTGCAAGTCCTCCTCGGTCACGGTGTCCACGTGTCCAAGGGCGAATTCGATGACGCGGGCGGACGCGGCGATTGTGACGGGGTCGTGGGGGAGTCGGGCGGGGCGGCGGCTCCATTTGCTCCATGCGGTGGCCATTACATCGGCGGGGGCGTGGTGTAGCTCGGCAAGGGTCACGCTGTCCCGGCGGCCGGCGATGTAGTCGCAAGCGGCGGCGGTCGCCTCGTCGCGCCATTGGGCGGCGGCGGCGTCGGTGGCGGTCCATCCAAGGGCGGCGAGGGCGGCAGCGGTGGCGAGGGCGGCAGCGGTGGCGATGCGGCGGCCGGCGGCGCGGGCCTGGGTGTGGCGGCGGCGATTGCGGCGGCGGGTCATGGGGCGGAGCATGGCGGCGGACTGGTGGGCGATAAGTGCGGGGCTCATGGTGTCGGGGTCGGTTGGTGGTGGTGGGTGGGGCGGAGGGGTTGAACCTCCGCCCGTGGTGGGCGGTTAGCGGGCGGCGAGCTTGGCGACGGCGTCGCGGTCGAGGTCGATAGTGCCCTGTCCGTTCATGTTGCGGAAGGGGCGGACGGCAGACCAATCGGCAAAGCAGCCGGCGAGAAAGCGGGCGGCGGCGGCGGGGGTTTGGAACTCGTGGCGTCCTTCGTCCACGATGATCAGGATGCGCTTGCCGAAGTGTTCGGCGGTGGCGAGGGCGGCGGCGGTCTTGGCGAGGGCGGCGGCCTGGTCGGCGGTGGGGTATTGCGTAGGCATGGCGGGAGCATCGGGGAAATCGCAGGAAACGCAAGCAATTTTTTCTTCATCGTGTTGCGATTGTTTGCAAGTGGTTGTTTTCCAGTGGGTTGTGACGATAAAGTTTTTTAGCGGATGAAATGGGACGGCGTGGGGGATTTTCGATTTCAGCGGATGAAAAGGGCGGGGGCATATCTTCCGGGCATAAGTGGCTGAAAATGAAAGCGTGGCGGGTTTATTCGATTTCAGGAGATTTCTCTATCTGGCATTACAACTCGAACAGCGGCGTGACGTGCCAGATATGGGAAAGTGGGTCGGAAAGGCGTTGAAAATGAAGGGGTTGCGAAGATCGGGCGCGGCGAGGGGTCGAGGTCGTGCCAGATACGTGCCAGATATGTGCCACGGTTGCGAGCCGTTGAAAATGAACGGGTTGCGAGGTAGATATGGTATATCTGGCACGTCACCAGCCGGTTTTGGGTCTGGCGGGGAGGGGGGAATATTTTTTCGGGTGGTGGAAAAAATCGCTCCCCCGTGTGGGGAGGTCGTTTAGAGTCGATGACGTGCCAGATATGGGAAAACACGGTTTTTCGGCTTGCGCAAGTGCTTGAAAATTAATGGAAAATGGTCAAATTGTCTATCTGGCATTACATCTGGCGCGTATCTGGCGCATGACTTCGGGCTTCCGGGTGGCGGAATGGTGAAATCCCTTGTGGCTCTAGGGCTAGCGGGCGGCGTTTGGCGTATCTGGCACGTCATGGGCGATTTGTTAGACAAGTGCCAGATAGGTCAAAGCGGGGTTTATTCGATTCCAGCGAAAATCGTCTGCGGGGCGCGGCTGCTGGTCGGCCGGTCGGCTGGTCGGCTGGTGCTGGTGCTGGTCGGCTGGTCGGCTGGTGCTGGTCGGCTGGTGCTGGTCGGCTGGTGCTGGTGCTGGTGCTGGTGCTGGTGCTGGTGCTGGTGCATCCTGGGCGCGGCTGGTGCATCCTGGGCGCGGCTGGTGCTGGTGCAGCCTGGGCGCTTGCCAGCGGCCGCCGGTTGCGGCATGGTGTGGGTGATGTCACTTCTCGAATCGGTCACAAAGCAGGGCGGGACGCCGGAAGTCCGGGAGGCGCGGCGGTTGTTTCTCTACGGTGCCGGCGATGGCGTGAGGGTGCTCAAGGTCGAGCGGCTGGCGGAATTGTCGGGTGCTCACCAGCAGTCGATCCGCAAGTGGATTCCGACCTGGGAGGCGGAGCTGGAAAAGATCGTCGCGAATTCGTCGGAATTTGGACTAGAAATGCGGTTAAATGCCGAAATTCTGGCAAAACACGAAAGCGACTGTTCACAAATTCGCCGTAAAATTGATGCGCAACTCGCTGAATTAGAGCAACTTCCGAAGATCGAAAAGTCGCTTCTCGCCGCCGTTCGGGCGGTCGCGGATTGTGGAAATCCTACAGCGGCCGATTCCGCGGTTGCGCTGCTGTCTAAGTTTTTTGAAGCGGGCAACTATCGCAGGACGGCGGAGGCGCACCTGCTCAAGCTGCAAGCTCACTGGTCCCGGATGGCCGGCATCGAGTCCTTGCAAGCGGTGGCGGAAACGCGGGAGAAAGCGCTTGCAACCGGTCGAGCGAAGCTCCGGCTTAAGAGCGAAGCGGCGGAGGCCGGCGCGGCTGGTGGCGATGGTGCGCGGCCGGCCGGCGGGTCCAGCGTCGCCGGCGGCGTCTTTGCCAAGCGGTCGCCAGCTGCTCCGGTCGTCGAGTCCATCACGGAAGATGACGTTTGACGCTGGCGCGGCGTCGCCGGCTCGTTTCGGATTCTCCATCGCCGGCTCGCCGGCCGGGTCGCGGCGTCTCTGGTTCTCCGGTTCCGGTTGCTGACCGGATCGCCGGTTGACCAGGGCGGAGGCTAGCGGGGCGGGGGCATAGGGGCGCAAGGGACCCCCGGGAGCCGGCGGCGAGGGGGTACGGGGGCTTGCCGGTGCGATTCGCCAGCGAGACCGACCTCGGGAGCGGTGTGCATACACTGAGACCATTTTCAGTCCTGAAACCCGAAAACGCGAAATCCGGCTACAGTAAAGGGGAAGGGAACCCCGGACCCCCATACCCCGGTTGCCAAGGGACCCCCTACGGGGGCCTTCAGGAACCCCTGAATTAACTTGTCGATTGACAGCGCAATTAACGTCCCTATTGTTGCCCCCACCATGAACCCCACCGACCACGCCGCGATGCTGCGGCAGACATCCGCCCTGATGGAAGAAGCCGCCCGCGCCGTGGAGCGTGTGGAGGAGCTTGAAGCCCAGCTTGAGAAGCACCACGTCAACGGGAAGCGGCTCGAAGCTGCCATGCCGCCGCCCAACCCGATCCATCTGCAACCGTTAGTGGAGCGAGTTCTCTCTCGGTTGGGTCGGTATGAAGAGCTGTTTTCCGAAAACGAGGAGCTTCGTCGTGAGAACGCCGGGTTGAGAAGCGAGATCACCTCGCTCGGAAACCACGCCATCTGCCGCTTGAACTTGCTGGGCGATATTCACCGTGTCCTCGGTTCGGACGGCGGGGAGACGGGGGCGAACATGTTGACGGGAGTCCCGCCCGAGCTGGCCCGGCTGCCGAAGCGGATCGAGCGGCTCATCCGCGAGAACGAGACGCTGGCCCGCAACGTGCCGCCCGAACCCTCGGTCACCTCGCTCGACGGGGTGCACTACGCCCAAACGACCGAAGCGGCACCGGAGAAGCCTTTCGCGTGGACTGGGAAAACCCCAGAAGAGCAGGCGGCTCTGGACGAGCTGAACGCCCTGGCGACCACCTGCCGGATCGTCGGACAACAGTGGTGCTCCACGTCAGGAAACCGCACCTTGTCGGACGCAGTCCAATTCTACATCGACCACCCGCTCTCGGGTAAGGTGTTGGTCCTCTGCAACGTCAACCAGAACGTCGTAACGGGGGCCTTGACCTACGAGCCCGTGCGCGTTAGCGATCTCCCCTCTCTCCCCTCTCTCCCCTGAATTTTTGGGTGCCCCGGGTTTCGACGTGATTCCGGTTCACCAATGTAGCACGCGGAGGTTGATCGGCTGGCCTCCTAAAAAGCCGATCGCAAGACCAACTGGCAACAATGACCAGATCCCCGATTACGCGCCGAGCCTGGCCGAAGCCGACGAGATCCTCGCCCGCTTCGCGACCGAGCTTGAACTCGTCTGAGGGAGCACGCCCCGGAGCCGGCCGACGCAGGCCCGGGGAAACAATGCGTCGGAAAAACAGTCTGCATCCTGCCGATGATGCAGTGGTGGAGGTGACCGGAAACGGTCGCCTTATGGTGCCCGGCGTCATCCGGGACAAGCGTGTAGAAGCATTGGTGACAGGTGTCGCGGACAGTGGTTCAACTCCACTGGCATCCCCTTTCCATTTTTGGCTTGTAAAAAGCGCCAGAAACCGGCAAATCCGGCGGCGCATGAACAAGTCCAACCGATTGTTGAAAGCTGCCTTTGAGCGAGGCTACCGGGTCAATGAGCGCGGCGAAGTAGTGAGCCCGAAAGGGCGAGTGAGAAAGCCTCAACAGCATCTCAAAAAGTGCGGCTACTGCGTAGCGATCTTCACGGTAGACGATCGTGAAGGGACAAGCTACCCACTCAGAGTCCATCGGCTGCTAGCCTACCAGATGTTCGGCGACCGGGTGTTCGAGCCAGGAATCGAGGTCCGACACCTCGATGGAAACTCGCTGAACAACACACCTGAAAACATCGCGCTCGGGACACCGTCCCAGAACGCGCTTGATCGCCCTCCGATCGACCGCAGGCTTCACGCCAGTGTCGCAGGAAAGGCTCAGTCACCGCACACGGACGAAACATGGGCGGCTGTTCGTGCGGACCGCGCGGCCGGGATGGGGTACAAGAAGCTCCGGGCAAAGTATGGGATTGGGCTTTCAACCTTATCCTTCCAACTCTCGAAAACTGCCAAGCGCAGGACTCCTTTTTGACGACATGAATGCAACAGTGAAGACAGCACAGATGGGCCTCGCCGCAGGTGAGGTGGTGGAAGTGGTCAACCGCGGCGTCCGGTCCTGCGTGGTCCGCAGCGGCAACCGCGAGATCAACGTGACGGTGCCGACCGAGGACCTCGACTTCTCGGGACCGATTGACGGGCCGCCGCCCGAACCGGGCGAAACCAGCGACATTGGAACCACCCCGGCACCGGTGGAGAACGCCGCGCCCTACGACCCGGAGACGGACCCCGCGGTGAAGGATCTGGACGATCCGAACAACGTCATGCGGTCTGAAAAGACCATCGAGGTCCTGCCGGACTCCTGCGACGAGGAGCTGCCCGATACGATCGGCGGTGAGCCGACCAGCGAGGTCGAGTCCAAGCGGACCTTGCTCGATGACGAGCGCGACGTGGATGCGTTCCCGGAAGCCCACACGTCCGCCGACGACAGCGACCTCGACGAGGAGCTGCCGGAGCCCCAGGGCGGCTGCACCGACGGCGAGAGCTGCGAGGCGTGCCAATGACCTTCCGGCCGGATCGACCGGCGTAAGCAGCCGTCGCTCGGTCCACGCAAAGCCCGCGCCCTACCAAGGCGCGGGCTTTCTGCTTGGCAGAATCAAACTACCCGTGGTTCGCAAAGGCCCCGTGGTAGCGCAGCCGGGCGGCTTGAATTGTGCGGATGGCGTCTTCCTTTTCCTCGAAATACCCGAAGTGGTGCAGCTTTCCATCAAAGTAGAGCCGGACCTGCCACTTTTTCATCGGTCGGAACCAGTAGACCCCTTTGACCCCGCTGGTGCTGTTCCGCCCAAGCTGAGAGTTCCGGGCGTTCTCTTTCGTCGTAGCCAGTCTCAAATTGGCGATTCGGTTGTCATCGCGGATTCCGTTAATGTGGTCGATTGGAAGGCGTGGCCACTCTCCATGAGTCAGTGCCCAAGCCGCCCAGTGGCCCGTCATGTTGGACTTCTGAAGCCGAAAGACTCGGTAGCCTTGAATTGAGATGCTGCCGGGGCTTTTTCCACTGAAACGAAGGTTCCACATCCGCATGTCACACTCCCGAGGAAAGTGGTGCTTTGGGCGTGTTTTCCAACGAAGTTCTCCGGTAGCTGGATCGTAATCAACAGCTTCTCGAAGGATTTGAACGTCAGGCTTGTCAGCGTGGAGACAAACCGCTAGGGTTCCTCCATCGGATTCATGGTCACTCATGGTTCTGTAGGGTCGGGAGTCTGCCTCATACAGACTCCCGACCCGATCGGCATACCACGCCCGCGAAAGTGGGTCAAGCATCCCTACGAAAGTAGGCAACCCGAACCAACAGAAACAAATGAAACAACTGATTAGCTGGCTGTCGCGGCTCGAAGCCGCTCAGATCGCAGCCACCGTCGTGTCCACCGTCGCCGCGACGATCACTCGCGCCCAAGCTGTTCGCCACGTCTTCGTGTCGAACGCCGGCGCGTCCGGTGCCGTCACGTTCACCCTCCCGCCCGCTGAGCCGGGTCTCCGGGTGACCGCGATCGTCGAAGCCGCGCAGCAGCTCCGGCTCGACCCGAGCGGCACCGAGACCGTCGCTCTGCCCTCCACCGGCGTTCAGTCGGCCGCGGGCAAGTACATCTGGGCCGATGCCGCGACCGAGCACGTCAACTTGGTCTGCCTCGTAAAGGGCACCTGGGATGTCGTCGGCTTCAGCGGCACCTGGACCGCGGAGGTATAAGCCCCACACCCTAGCGGCGGCCCGGCTCCCCCGGGTCGCCGCACCCCTTCTCCACCCGATCGCCGCCCATGCTCACCATTACCAGAGGGAGGACTTTCGCGTTCGACGCTACGATCTACGACACCTACGTCGCGGACGGCGACCCGGCCAACGTGCCGACCAACCACACCGGCTGGACGATCCGCAGCCAGATTAGGACCAAGGTGGGCAACAAGCTCGTGGCGAACCTCAACGTCACGTTCCCGGTGCCTACGGCCGGCACCATCGCCATCCGGCACCAGCGCGAGTTCACGCGCAGCCTCCCCGTCGGCGACTACTGGTGGGACATCGTCGCCACCGACCCCTCTGGCGCCGACCACGTCTACGTCGAGCCCGAGCCGATCAGCGTCAAGGACCACCCGACCGATCCGGCCGACGCGACCTACAGCTTCGTCCCCGGCGGCGGCGGGGTCATCTCCCACACCCACTCGATCTCGGACGTTACCGGGCTGCAAGAAGTCCTCGACGGACTGGAGCTTCCGCCCGGCGGCACGATCGCCCACTACCTTCGCGGCGACCGCACTTGGCAGACCCTCGGCAAGTCCTCGGTGGGTCTGAACAACGTCCAGAACATCAACATCACCACCTGGGCCGGCAGCACGAGCCTCACGACTCTCGGCTTGGTGACCAACTTCAACGTCACCGGCGTCCGCACGGCGGTTCGCATCGTCACCGCCGACACCACGCTGACCGATCAGGACCACACGGTCCTCGTGGACGCCTCCGCGGGGCCGGTCGAGATCACGCTCCCGGCGGTGTCCGCGCACCTCAAACGGGAGTATCGGATCAAGAAGGTGGACGGCACCGCGAACGTGGTCACCATCACCGCCGCCGGCGGTGACACGATCGAAGGCGAGCCCTTCCTCGATACCGACATCCCCGGCGAGAGCCTCACGATCCAAGGCTTCGGAACCAACTGGAACATTCACTGAGCCATGAGCACCTCCCGCACCATCCGCATCCAGGACAACGGGCTCACCCGGACGATCGTCCGGCCGGTCGGTCCCGCAGGACCGGCAGGAGCCGCCGGCGCCCCCGGCTCGATGACCGGCCCGGTCGGCGCGACGGCGGACGCCATCGCCCTGTTCGACGGCACCACGGGCAACGTCCTGAAGAACTCGAACGTGCTGCTCTCGGCGCTGGCGACCGCGGCCAATCTCGCCGCCGGCCTCGACGGCAAGCAGGACGTGGAGGACGGCAAGGGCTTGTCCGAGGAGAACTTCACGGCGGCGCTGAAGGCCAAACTCGACGCCCTTGGCACCGCGACCTACCGCGGCGCATACCCGTCGCTCGCGCACCTGCAAGCGGCGGTCCCCGCGGGCAACCCCGGCGACTACGCCCACGTCGAGGTCTCTGGCAGCGACCTGAAGCTCTACCACTGGGACTCCGAGAACGACTCTTGGCAGATCGGCGTGGATCTCAGCGGCAAGGTGGACAAGGTCACCGGCAAGGCTCTCTCGACCAACGACTTCACGGACTTCTACAAGGGCTTGATCGAAACCGCGGTGCAGACCAGCACCTTCGAGGCGGCGTTCGACGGCTTGGACACCGCAGTGGCGGCGTTCACCGCGCACATCGAGGCGGTCTACAACCCACACCCTTCGACGTTCGCCGGCATCGGCGTGGACAACGGAACGACTCAAGAGTCGGTTGCGAGCAACACGGTGCAGGCGGTGACCGCCTTCAGCACCGCGGCCGGGTTCAACGAGCCCGCCAACGACTGCGTCTCGAACCGGGTCAACAACCGGGTCGAGATCACCCGCACCGGCCGCTACAAGGTGGACTGGTCGCTGTCGATCGCCGCGGACTCCAACAACGTCCAGCTCTACGGCGGCGTGATGGTTGGAGGATCGCTGGTGGCCTCGGGGCAGGCGGCGACCAAGATCGAGAACATCGCGGATCGCCACTTCATGGGCGGCACGGCGATCATCGAGATCGGAAGCACCGCAGGGACCGCGGGGCACGTTCAGATGGCGGTCTGGCACGGGCACGGGAGCACGCTCAACCTGACGCCCAGCTTCGCGGGCCTGGTGGTCGTCCGGCTCGGAGATTCGCCTTGACGGCACGATTAACTGACGCATTGTTGCGTCGTTCATGGCTGTCCTCAAAGTCAACCTGCCGAAACCGGAGCCCAAGAAGCGCGGGGGGAAGCGTCCCACGGTGCTCGTGGCGATGACCGTCGCGGAGCTTCGTGAGAAGGTGGGGGACGATGCGGTCGTCATGGTCGGTCGCAAGCATCTTGGTCGATTGCTTGCACGGTCGCTGGGTTAGCGAGGGCCGCGCCGGAAGTGTGCCCCGGCGCGGCCTTTTCCTGTTGCATCCTACCCGCTCTTCGGGTAGACCTCGCCGCATGAGCCTGCTCATCGACGAAGGACTTGTCACCGCATCCAAGGACGTGCCGAACATGCCCATGGGCAGGACCGTGTTCATCCAAACCGACGCCGAGCTGTCGCTGGCATGGTTCGACCCGAACACCAAGGCGTTCGGCGCCACACAGACCATCTCGACCCCTGGCGAAGAGGTCAGCGTGCCGAGTTACAAGGCCCGCATCACCACCGCGACTACCGCGAACATCCGCATTGTCCTCCAACCGTAATCGACCATGAGCTTCATCAAAGGATCAGGATTTGTCCACGACGCCGGAGGCTCCGTCACCGCTGCCGGCCTCGTCACCGCCGCCGGGAGCATGACCGACACCCAAGAGCGTGATTTCCGCGGGTCTATCGGCATTCGCAAGGCCGACATCCGTAACACCCAGCGGCACGTCGCCGCGAAGTCTCGCGCATGGGGATCGTCTTCAACCGATCCGATCCGCGTCATGATCGCGGGCGACTCGCTTTCGACGAATATCGAGCCGCTCGAAAACATGGGGGTTACGGGCTATTTCAGCCAAGCCTACCACCTCACCGCTGGGTCAGCGCCGTCGGTTATTGCATCGGATGACTGGATCAACGGGCGAGTCATCGCCATTCCGGTCGGTGCCACGGTCCAATTCCACCCCACCGGCGGCATCGACGCCGCGTTTGCCTGCTCGAAAATCTCCATTGGATACATCGCGGAAACCGGCGCGGGCGGATTCGACATCGAGACCAGCACCCCGCAACGGAGCAGCGGAGCGTGGGAAAAAGTCGGCGTCACTCAGAACACCGAGAACGCAACGAAGATTGGCAAGTGGTATGACGTGGATGTTCCCAGCACCTCCACGGCACCCGCTTACAAGGTCCGCATCACCAACATCACCGGCAAGCCGCTCAAGCTCATTTGTTGGGGAGTCTGGAACCACCTGACATGGGGAGTCACTTGGATTTCCGGCGTGGCGAATCTGACCGGCCGCGACGTGACATCGTGGGCGACCTGCCCATCTGCGATTTACACGCCGATCATCACCGGGCTACGCCCTGACATGGTGATTTCGCGCTGGGCCGACGCCGCCGCGAGTTGGGATTCAGGCGGGGCATTCCGCACGGAATACGACCGGATGAAGGCGATTCTGCCGCAGTGTGATTTCGTCCAGTTGTCCGGTGGCCCGGCCTACAACGGACCGGACAGCGGAGTTGCATGGCCGACTTACTACGCCGCGCAGTCTCAATACCGAGTCGGCGACGTGGCCGTCGCGCAAAACGACACCACGAAGCTATGGGGCCGCTACACTTGCACCGTCGCGCACACCCAGCAGGCCGACCGAAAACCGGGGCAGGGAGCGGCATGGGCAAGTTATTGGACGGCCTACGCCTACGACAGCGCCATCACCACGACCAGCGACTCGGAATTCGAAGCGCAGGCGAAAAGCCAAGAGCTTTGGGCGGCGTCCGCCGGGGAAACCTTCCTCGACCTCCGCGACGTTTTCGGCCCTTACCTCCAAGCGTTCACGAACGGGCTGATCGGCGATTTTGTCCATCCCACTGCGGCCGGATGGGAGTCGATGATGGCGGAGATCAATCAGCGACTGGACGCTGCAAAAATCCCGATGGGCGGCTTCTCGGTCGGCGGTCTTTTTTCATTCCAGATCACCGCCGGGAATGGATATGCTCGTCTTGATCGCCCTCTGGAAGTCGGGTCGAGCAGCTTGGGAGGGAATCCGGCAATTCGCGTTGTAGCCTCTGACGCCGGGACCGATTCCAGAAAGGCTTTGACCCTCACAGCATCGGGCGCGGCGGGTATTTTTAACGTCGATGGAACCAGCATCTTCAGCATGGTCTTGTCCGCCAACGGCGCTGGGCAGCACGCTCTGGTTCCGGTCAACAGCTCCGTTTCCGTGGGCATCCCCGCAACTCGCATGAGGGCGTGGCTTGGGGGCGTGGCATCCGGCACGCGGACGATCACCGGCGCGACGACGTTGGCGGGGGCAACCGACCATACCGCCTATTGCGACGCTACCTCGGGCGCTTTTACTGTGACGTTGCCAACAGCATCGACGGTATCAGGGCAGCTTTTTGTCCTCAAGAAAATCGACAGCAGCGGCAACGCCGTGACGATTGGAGGAACCGTCGATGGCCTAGTGAACCCGACGTTGACGACGCAGTGGCAAGTCCTTCGCGTTCGGTCTAACGGCACCACCTACTATTCGGAATGAAACACCTCGCCCTCACCCTCGCCTGGCTCGCTGGCTGCACCGCCTTCTGCCTCTCCCTCTCCGGTTGCGGCCTCCACGCCCCCGCCACCTGGGCCGACCGCCCCAATCCCCTCGACGATATCGCCTCCCCGGAGATCGAGCCCGAGGCCAACGGGCACTGGGGTCCATTTGGCACCGCGCCCGCCAGCCACCGCAACTTCAACGGTTCGCCATGAAGACGGCCATCGTCACCTTCCAGGGATTCACCGAAGACCTCGGCAGCTCGACCGGAACGGAACGTCTCTGGCAGAAGCTCCGACCCCTCGCGTCTCCTGACCTTCTGGTGACCCAACCGGCGGCGTGGGACGCCCGCACCGATCGGGCCGCGGCGTTCCTCCAACGCCAGCAAATCGAGCGCGTCGTCATCGTCGGCTATTCCTGGGGGGCCGGTTACGCCTCCCAACGCTTCGCCCGCGAGTGTGGGGAGCGCGGCCTCAGCGTGCCTCTCATGGTGCTGTGCGACCCGGTCTACCGCCCCCTGTGGTTGCCCCCATTGCTGCCTCTTCTACCTCTCGCCTTCCGCGCCCTTATTCCTGGCGCGGCGTCCATCAAGATTCCCCGGAATGTCCGCCGCGTCGCATGGGTCCGCCAGACCCTCTCTCTGCCGATGGGTCATCCCATCGACGCCGACCCCTACGCAACCGTGGTCGAGGACGCCGTTCTTCTCCCCTATGGTCATACCGCCATCGACGAGTCCTCTGAATGGCACGCTCTCGCTCTCGACAAAATCACCACCTACCTTCACCCCTGAATCCCGCACCCATGGAAATCTCGGACGCATCAGCAGTTGGAGCCGTTGTCAGCCTGTGCGCCGTCGTCGGCAGCCTTGGAGGCATCATCTACAAGACGCTCTCCAGTGCCATCGCGGCGCTTGAGAAGCGGGTGTCTCAAACCGAGGCAAAGGCCGATAGCTGCGAAAAGGACCGCGAGGACTTGCGTCAGCAAATCACCACTCTTGACCGCTCCATCTCACGTTGCTCCGCTCCGGTTTGCCCGCTTCGCGCCAAATGACCCGTCGTTCCCCACCTCCGGTTCTCCTTGTGCTCCTCTCCGCCCTCTACTTCAGCGGAGCGCATACCTCCGCCCTGAGTGTCCCGCCGGTTCGTTGGCGCACAGCCTCCCGTTTTGAAGCCAAACGTCGCTGAGTGCATGATCCGACGCCTGCTCACCTACATTGCCACGTTCCGGCAGCGGGCGTTGCTCCGCCAGCTTGCGCACAAACGATTCCGCCCATGAAACTCCTTCGCACCATCTGGCATCTCATCGTCCTTGTCATCGCGGTCCTCTACGCCGTGAGCTGCACGATGACCATCTCCGCCGACGGTTCGAAGTCCTTCTCCATCGACGGTGAAGAGGCAGCTCGGGCCATCGAAATCCTCTCTGACAAATGAGTGCTCCAACTCCGCCCACCCGTCCCAAAGGCAGCCGCGAACAATGGCTGGAGGCCGCCGCCGCCGTGTGGAAGCGCGAACGCCCTGGCAAGGAATTTCCCGCCGCAGGGATCATCGTCAGCCCCGACCACTACCCCTCCATGGGCAAGCCTGGCGTCGGCGACCGAGGCATCAACGACGATGGGTTTGCGATCTTCGCCCCCGACCTCTTCGTCACTTTCAATGGGAACGCCGACCCGAGCATCTATCGGCCCGAGGTCGCCACGTTGAAGCGCGGACAGGTGATCGACTACATCATCGGCCAGCACGCCATCGGGAAGAAGACCCAGCACGAAGCCTGCCGCCAAGCGTCGCCGGTCATTGTCCGTCGCGACAACCTCGTCAAGCCGGCCGGCTACGTCCACAAGACCCGCGGCATCTCCCTCGGTGACGGCTTCTGGACCGATGCCGGCTACCCGGAACGCTTCTGGACGAACCTCCATCGGCAGACCGGTGGCACCAGTTCCCTCGGATGCCTCACCATTCCCGCGGCGCAGTGGTCCGCTTTCTTGGCGACCGTGAAGGAAGCGATGCGTCGTACCGGACTGAAGAGGATCTCTGCAATCCTGCTCGACACCCGGATCGCGTAACCGCAAGATCCCGACGCGCTGGTTCCGGGCGAGTTATAGAGCAGGTGGAAAGCCTGCCGGGGTCGGGTGCGTCTCATCCCTGGTTGAATTGCAACCCGGAACCAGCGAACCTCAAACACACCATGAAAATTGACGAAACCAAGTTGGCCGCCCTGCACGATTACCTCGTCGCCGGCGGATCGCCCGAGCAAGTGGATGTCGCCCAGCAGATCGGCGCCGACCCCGACGACACCGAGCAGGTGGACGCCTACGTCGAGGCGCTGAAAGCCCGTTGGCCGGAAACCTACGGCGACCCGGAAACCCCGGCCGCACCGGCTCAACCCGCTCGGAAAACGGCCAAGAAGGCGGCGAAAACCGCCACTCCGGCCAGCACCTACCGCCTCCGCCGCGCCGACGGCACAGTGGTCGCGCTGGAGGTCTTGAAGGTCTCCGACAATGGAACCGTGATCTTGGAGGAGCCCCGTCAAAAGGACCTCGTGACCCTGCTCCTCCGCGGACGCCAGATCACCGTGGATCTGATCGAACTCCGTGCCAAGCCCGCCGGCTCGATGCTCCACGATCTGCCGGTGACCAAGGTCATCGAGTTGGCTGAACTCGCCAAGGCGTGATCGACGACGCTCCAAGGTCGGACCCGTTCAGTGGGATCGTGCTCAACCATGATCTCTTGGACTGGTCCGACCCGACGTTGGATGCCGACGCGGTCACGATGCGGTTGCTCGACTTTCACGACTACTACGACGAGCCCGAGTATGGTGGCCCGGAGCCGGCGGACGCCACGCCGCAGGAGCTTGCGAAACACCGCATCGCGATCGAGAAGAAGATCCTGTTCGACGCCAAGCGGCCGAACTGGGGTGGCACGAGCAAGTGGGGCAAGCCCTACTTCCGGCACATGCTCTCCCTCATCAAGCTGGCGTTCCCGGACACCGACATCACGCCGTCCTTGGCCGACGCGGTCATGCTCTTCTGCATGGGCATCGGCGGCGGAAACAAGAAGCTGGAGCACCTGATCGGCAGCCAGAACTCCGGGAAGTCCGCCGGCGCGATCCGCATCGCCTTCGCGATCATGATCGTCGATCCCGAGTACTCGGCGGTTTTCGTCGCCAACCCGTTCGACAACGCCGCCGACTCCACGGTCTGGGGCGACGTGGAGGAGCTGTGGGACCAGCTCTGCGAGCACCACCCGAACGACACCGGCAAAGGCTACGAGGACGCGACGTGGCTGTTCCCCTGGGGCAAGAAGTACGCCAACCGGCAGCTCGACCTCGTCCCGGGCCTCCCGAAGGCCGGCACGATCGTCCTGCGGAACGTGAAGCACGTCGGCAAGTTCAAGGGGTCGAAAGGTCGCGGTAAGGACGTGACCCGCGGCGTCATGCTGCTGCTGGTGGACGAGGTCAACGAAATCGAGAATCCCTCGTTCGAGACGATGCTCAACAACCTGGTATCTCAGGACCAGTTCTTCGCCATCACCTCCCAGAACTTCAAGGACGAGGAGGACATGGGCGGGCGGCTCACTCAACCGGTCGGGCTTTTCGGCGGCCCGTCTTCTTTCGACGACCTCGACATCGAGGAGGACGTGTGGTGGCACAGCTCGAAGTCCTCGATCACTCTCCGCTTCGATGGCCATCGCAGTCCGAACGTGCTGGCCCGCCGCACCATCTACCCGAAGCTCTTCAAGATGGAGAACCTCCAGCGGATGCGGGACGATTACGGCGAGCAGTCGCCGGACTACTTCTCGCAAGTCCGCTCGTTCCCTGTCCGCGGTGACGAGACGAACTCGGTGCTCTCTCGGGCTAAGCTGAGTGCGTCCCGGCACAAAGACACCTTCTTCACCGTCACAAAGTCCATCGCTCGGGTGGGATTCTGCGACCCGGCGTTCGGCGGACGGGACAAGGCGGTCTTCGGTTGGATGGAGATCGCCCAAGCCTACATCACCGACGGCGAAGGGAACCAAGAGCTTCAGGAACTTGTGATTTTCCGTGATCACTTCCGGTCGCTCAAGCTGGTAAAAGGGGCGTGGTTCCCTGGGGATGACAACTATTGGCCGGATCGGATGAAAGCCTGCGGCATGGACATTTCCGACTACACCGCCGGCGCCGAGATCAGCTACGAGGACCAGATCGCCATCCAGTGCCGCGAGCTGTGCCTCGCCAACGGTATCCCTTTCGCCAACTTCGGCTACGACTTCTCGATGCGGCCGGACATCGTCAGCTCCATCAACAAGGTGATGGGGTTCAACAGCCTTGCCTTCGACTACAACCAGGGACCGGAGGGTCACACGATTCAGAACATCAAGAAGAACTCGACCGACTGCTGCAAAAACCGCTGCACCGAGCTGGCGTTCCTTGCCGCCGACCTGTTCCTCACCCGGCAGGTCCGCGGTGGCAGTTTCATCGAGACGGCTACCACCCAGCTCGCCCGAACCCTCTACACGACGGTCAACCGCAAGTACGTCGCCGAAGGAAAGCGCGAATACAAGGCCCGATGGCAACAGGTCTCTCCCGATCATCGGGACGTTTTGATGGGCCTGACCGGGGTCGCCTTGAAGCGCGGATTCCGTCAGAGCGTCGTGGGGCAGAAGTCGGCCGGCGGCGGCCGAAGCGTGTGGGACGAAATTACGTCTCGCGGTCTCGGGAAAAAACGGGTAGTGAAGCGCGTCTGACCATGCCTTGTGACACCTGCAACAGCTCCGGGGCCGCCGCGAAACCCGCGGCGGCGATGATCTATTCCGCAACCGCGTCGAGCGTGGTCGGGCGCGACGGTGTTCGCCACTCGATCGCCAAACCCCTCATCCCGGCCGGGCGAAAGCCAACCGGCGGCTGGAAAGTCAACCTGCTGGTGAACGGGCAGTCGATCGAAGCTGATGGACCCACCGGTGAAGCAGTGCACGCGGAGGCCGTCCGGCTCCTGCAACTCAACGGGATCACCTACTCGGACTTGGACCTGTGGCTCAATCTCAACCTCCAGTGGGTCCGCCGCGCCGTCGAGAAGTATCAGGTCGTCCGCGAGAGCGATCTCATGACCGCCGCGTCGGGCTCCGCCGTGGCTCCCGAGCACGCGCCCACCCGCGCCCGGCCACAGGTGGGACCGGCGGTGTGGGGCCGCAAGGGCTGGGGGATGCTCCAGATGTACTTGGCCTTGGACACCTACGAGTTCGGCACCCTCCTCATGCTCGCCACCGAGCTTCGCAAGTGGCTCGACCCGAACGTCAACCCGACCACCGGTTGCGCGGAGTGCTTCATTCACTTCGGCGCGGCGCTTGCGGATCTCCGCAACCGGCCGCGCTACACCCAGGCCGAGGCCCGCGAGTGGCTCTGGCGGGTGATGAACGGCGCCAACTCCCGGAAGGGGGTTCCCGAGATGACCTTCGAACAAGCAGCCCTCGCCAACCACTGGACATGAAATTCCAATCCCAATACTTCGAGACGGCGGACGATCTGGTCCGTGCCAAGGACGACGCCTGGGAAGGTGTCAAGACGCGGCGTGAGCGGCTCGACATCATCCGCAAGTTCACGAACATGCAGCGGTTGATGACCGATGAGGAGGCCGAAAAGCTCGGCCGCACGGAGATCACCAACTTCGGGCTCTCGCACCGCGACATGCTCCAGATCGAGTCGCAGATCACCTCCATGGTCACCACGACCAACGGGCTCGTCGAGGTGATCGTGGACACCGACAACGCCGAGAAGGACTACCAGACGAGCCTGCGGATCTCGGAAGCGATCAACCGCGGGGCGGTTCATTTCAAAGGGAAGTTCGCGAACCTGTGGCGCAAGGTCGCCGGTGAAATTACGATCGCCGGGGGCACTCCGGTGACCAACAACCCGCGCTTCGGTTGGCTCCCGGAGATCCGTGCCGATATGTTTTTTCCGAAGGCGACGCCGCTCGATGCCGAGCAGGTATCCTATGCCTTCGATCCTCGCGAGCTTTCAATTCACGACCTCAAGCACATGCTGGCGGCGATCGGTGATGGTCAGAGCCGCTACATCGTGAAGGAGAGCGTCGAGCACCTCATCAAGGTGTTGGAGGAGCAGGTGAAGGACAACCGAAAGGACGAGGGAAGCTCGCACGGGTTCGGGGTCACCGAAGCGGTTCGCGACGGCAAATCCGAGCGGGCCACGACCATCTCGGCGTGGGATTACTTCGAGGTCAAATACGACGACAAGGGGAACCAATACGTCAGCCGCACCCTCTTCACCGACGGAATCAACGGGACCGCGACAACCGAGAAAGGTGATCGCGGCGATGACAAACGCAGCTCCGCGGCCCGCATCATCGACTACGTCGAGAAAGCCTATCCAAGCGCCACGGACTGGCTGCACATGGTATTCGTGGACTCCGAGATCGGGGGTGTGAAGACCATCGACACCTGCCGCGGCATCGCCGAGCTGATCTACCCGTCGGCTCTGGAGCTGGAGGATCTCATCAACCTGACGCTCGAAGGGGACAAGATCCGAGCCAAGCCGAAGATGCAGCTCACCGCGGAGGCGAACATCGACGACGTGGCGAAGTGGAACATCGTCGAGGACATGTATGCTCCAGCCGGCGTCTCCGAGCTGGAGTTCCGGTCGAACTCGCAGGGGCTCATGACTCCTTTCTCTCTGCTTCGGCAGAATGCCGCGGGGCTTGCGACCTCGTCGGTCGCAAACTCCGGTCGGGGCGGGGAGCTGCGCCAGCAAGCTCTGGAGCGCCAAGAGAACTCGGCCCAGCTCATCGGGAACCGGCTCGCGGAAGGCTACAACCACTTGGAGTCGATCTTGGAGACGCTCGTCTGGAGGCTACTCGCCGGCGACGTGAAGCCGGGCACCGACGGCTACCACGAGACGATGTGGGTCCGAGCCTACCTGGATCGCTACGACATCCCCTACAAGGACCTCGCCAAGCGCGAGCACAACCGGTTCCAGTACATCCGGGTCCGGGCCAAGCGGGTCATCGGCAACGGTGACGCGCAGCAGCGGATGGATACGGCGGATTGGCTCATGAGCAACATCATGAACTACGCCCCGGCCACCCGTCCGCTGGTGGTGCAGCAGGCTACCGCGCTGCGGACACAGGACCCCGACCTCGCCGAGTATCTGGTCAAGGTGCCACAGGCGATTCTCAACGCCCAGAAGATCACCGCGGAGAACGAGTTCTCCACCATCGAGCGCCGCGCCGCGCTGGGGCAGGTCATCCCGATCGCCCCGGACGACGTTCACCAGGACCACATTCCGGTCCACCTTATCGACATGCAAGCCATGGTCGCGATGGCCCAGATGCGCCCTTGGGACAAGCTGGACGTGCTCCAGTTCGCAGGGCTGGCCGAGCACACCGGCGAGCACCTCCAAGTGCTCATGGGCAATCCGCTGACCAACCCGGAGGCCAAGGCGTTCTTGAAGGACTACCAGAACATCGTCGCCTCCGCGCAGTCCATCGTGCAGGAGGTCGAGGAGCGCCTCGGCTCCGAACAGGGGCAGCTCACCGCTCGCGAGCAGGCCGAGGTCGAGCTGAGGGTGGCCGAGCTTCAACTCAAGGCTCAGGCACTCGGACTCAAGATCGAAGACACCCGCAAGCTCTGGGAGAATCGCGAGGCCCGAGCCCGCCTCTCCCAGCGCAGCCAGTACGCTCGCGAAGTCGGTGATGCCCAGCGGCTCCAGCTTGACAACAAGCGGATCGAGACGCAGGCTCAATCCAGACAATCCGCGCAACAGTGATGCAATTAACTCGCAAACCAACGCTGCCAATAACCGCAGGTCTCGCGGAACTCGTTGGCAATGTGAACCTTTGCAAGAAGCTCGACTCTGTCTCCGACGAGATCGACATCGTTCTCGCTCAGATCCAGCTCGATCACGTCACTCCCGAGAACCGGGACAACTGCGGCCCGACGCTGCTGGCGCTCCAGCTTGTCCGGGATGCCTTCTTCCTTTTCACCACCAAAGGCCGCGCCGTGATGAAATCCGAGCAGGCTCCAAAACCTCCAACCACCACCTGAAATGCCACCCATCGACAACATCGAGCCGCAGCACGAAGACCGTCACAACCGGAACATGGCCGCCCTTTTCGGCGACGACGCTCCGCCCCAGGACCCGCCGCAGGACGAGCCGGGTGACGACGCTCCGCCCCAGGACCCGCCGCAGGACGAGCCGGGTGACGACGCTCCGCCCCAGGACCCGCCGCAGGACGACCCCGAGGAGACTCCCGCGGACGATGTCGAGGAGGACTACGACGCCCCTGCGTCCAAGAAGGACAAGGCCGCCGAAGACGAGCCGGAGCCCGAGAACGAGACCGTCGCCCGCAAGATGGCGAAGGAGAACGGACGCCGCGCCAAACTCGCCGAGGCCAAGCTCCGCGAGCACGAGCTGGAGATCGACCGGTTGAAATCCGAGCTGGAGGCCGAGAAAGCACGCCGCGAGGAGATCGAGGCGGTGCAGGTCGATCCTCGCGATTTCCCGGAGGTAAAGTCCCTGCGCGAGAAGGTGCTCAACGACGTGAAGCGGGGCGCCGCGCTTCTCGGTGTCCGGGACCCGAAGACCTTCCGCGACAACTTCGGCAGCTACATCACGAGCTTCATGGACGCGGACGCGCTCGACGGCGAGGAGTTCGATGCGGCGATCCTCAACCTCCGCAAGCAGATCATCAAGGATGTCGGCGGGTTCGAGGATGCGTACGACGACCTCGATTTCACCGAGCAGGCCCGCGCCGACGCGATCGCCGACAAGGCGATGGCGGTCCTGGAGCGGGCGGTCCCCGACACCAAGAAGGCGATCGAACTCGCGGAAGGGCTGAAATCCCGCGCAAAAACCGGCCAGCTCATGGTGGGGACCCGCGAATACCAAGCTGCGGTGGCTGAATACCAACCGGTTCTCGACGCCATCGGCGACCTGCCGGACGAAGTGATCGAAGCCGATCCGCACAGCATCCCGACCGTGGTCGCCCGAATGGTCAAGGAGTCGCCGGAGGCCCGCCGCCGCTTGGAGCGTGCCAAAGCCGACGTTCTGGAGATCATCGTCGGCCCGCGGGCGATCACCCAGGAGGAAGCCGAGAAGCTCCAAGCCAACGGCACCGACCTCAAGACCTTCTACGCCGAGCGCCAGAAGCTCGTCGCCGAGAAGCGCAAGAAGCTCATCCCCCTGCTGGTTCAAGGGCTGGCCACCCGGTCGGTGTTCGCCGACGTGGTCAAGAAGCTCGCGAAGTACGAGGCGGCGAACGCCTCCGACGAGGAAGAGTTCGACGTGATGCGGCAGGTCCGCTCCCCCAAACCGGTGCCGAAGAAGAAGCCGGACCCCGTTCCGGCCGGCAAGCGCCGGAACTCGGTCCTGACCGAAATGTTCGGGGGCAACTACGACGAGCTGTGATTCCGACTTGACGGGAAACCCGCTTTGTGGCTGCATCCTCGCAGCCTAGCGGGTTTCCCGACCCGCAGCTCTCATTTCTTGCAGCAACCTACCGGCGGACGTGGTGCCCCGCCATTGCAGGACCAAGCAGAGTGGATCTTTGGTGGCTCGCTGATCGTTTGGGGAAGCCGGACATTCGTGTCCTCCGTTCCAACATCAGCACATCACTCCAATGCCCTCTTGCAATCCTGACAAAATCAAGTCCGCCCTCTTCGAGGAAGCCGACATCGTGACGGACATCGTCCGCGAGAAGATCGTGAAATCCGATCGCATGGCCCTCCGCATGATCCCCGATGGCGGGGTCGTCGAGCGCCACGACAACAACGACACCATCATCTACGGTGAAGGTCGTCAGGCGTCCCGTGCCTACAAGCAGCTCGACCACTCGGTCAAGGCGCTGGTTGGCGGTGAGATGCGCGGTCGCAAGGAGAACGGCGCGTCCGGTCTCTTCACCGCCGACATCAACGACATCGCCGACAACGCCTGCCACGGGCAGTGCGAGATCGACTTCGCCCAAGGCTTCCGCCGCCGCGGCACGGTCGATTACGGTCTGGATGTCACCACTCCGATCAAGTGCGCTCGCGAACTCGATCGCCTCGGCAAGGAGCACATCCGCGGCTACTTCACCGGGTTCAGGAACCAGTTCTCCATGTGGGGTCTGGACAATTTCAGCGACAACCTGCTGAACCTCGTCATCCAGAACTCGGAGTCGAACGCTTCGGTGCTCGGCGCCAACCAGTTCAACGTCACCGCCGGCGGATGGCAGGCGCCCCCGGTCTACCGCATCTCCATCCACTTCCTCCAGGACTACAAGGACCACATCAAGGCCGAAATGAAGGGCCGCGGCATGGAGGTCGGCGAGAACTGGAAGCTCACCGTCGAGATGCCGATGGACGACTGGTTGGACGCCGTCAAGGCCGACCAGATCGCCCGCAACCCCACCGGCACCAGCTACAACACCGAAGTCTTCAAGGACGAAGAAGGCCCGATGCGCGGCCGTCAGTTCGCGGACTACGGCGGTATCCGGTGCTACTTCACCGATGAACCGATCCGCGGCTACTTCGTGCAGACCGCCATCGCGTCCGGCAACCCCGTCTACAACTTCGTCCGGGTCTACCCCTGGATCAACAAGCAGGACGAGGAAGGCGGCATCGTGACCGGTGTGAACCACCAGTATCGTCAGGACCAGATCACCGTCGATGGGGTCACCTACGACATGTGCACCCTCCTGCCGCACATCGACCCGCGCTCCTTCAAGCGTTACGGCTTGATGAAGCCGCTCAAGCCGATCGGTGGTGCCAACGAAGGCGTCAACTACCAGGTCAAGGTCATCGACGGCCCCCACCTCGGTTGCAACGACTTCAACGACAAGTTCAAGCTCGTCGCTCGCCACGAGTTCCGGTTCAAGTCGATCTACCCGGAATTCTCCGGCTTCATCGCCTATCGTCACGGTCGCCGTCAGGGCTACACCATCGCGGTCACCCCGCGGGAATACGTGGCCGGCCCGGACACCCCGGCGAACCCCGAGCGTTTCGACGCTTGCCACGACGACACCGGTTGCCAGACCGCCGAGTGCGCTCAGTGTGGCAAGGTCCCGGGCGACGAAGGCGCTTGCGTCGAGCCCAGCTCGACCTCTGCGGTCCTCAACTTGGAGCCCTGCGGCAGCATCGACGCGGTGTTCCTCGGTGATGCGTTCAACATCGTCCTGCGGGTCACCCGCACCGGCGACACGAGCGCGGCCGCGCAGGTCAACTGGACCTCCGCGCACGTCACCACCAACGACTCCGACTTCCTCGACACCACGGGGGTCCTGTCGTGGGCCGCGGGCGACGACAGCCCGAAGGAAATCACGATCCCGATCCTTGGCACCTTCTCGGAGGCTGTCTCTGGAACCGCGGATCAGTTCACGGTCACCATCAGCTCGCCGGTCGGGGACACCCTCGGCACCTGCACGGTGGCTACCGTCAACGTCAGCGACCTGTCCTGATAGGACGGTCTGAATCATCAACCGGGGCGGGGTCCGAGCGACCCCGCCCCCTTCCCCTTTCAAAGCCGTGGCCAAGAAGACCCTTCGCAATTTCCAAGTCGCCGGAGCCCTTTTCGTTTCACCTGGAGGCGCGGAGATCGCCGCCGGGGATGAGGTCCGGCTTTTCCTCAACCAGGTTGCCAATCCGGCGTTCCCCGAGTTCATCGATGGGATCGCTCAGAACCCGATCACTCGGGTCAACCTCGTGTCCGGTGGATGCGTGGTCGAAGGCACCTCCTACACCTTCGAATACGAGGCCGATGACCTGGATGGTGCGGCCACGATGCTCAACGTGTGCGACGTGGTCGAAGTCTCGGCGATCGCCTGCTGCGAGGTCCTGCGCGACGCCCTCGACGACGAGATCGCGGCCCGCACGGCGGCCGACACCGCGTTGCAGGAGAACATCGACGAAGTCCAAGCGGACCTCGACACTTGGGACGTTCTGGAGCTGAACGCGGAGCCGGTGGACGGCGTCCTCGGAGCCAAACAGATCACGACCCAAACGGTCATCGGAACGATCATCACCGCGGGCACCGCAATCACCACGGTCACCGCGGCCGGTCTCACGGGCTCCCCGCTGGCGCTCACTTTCGATGTGGATTCCGGTGACACCCCTTCGGTCGTCGCCGCGAAGGCCGCGGCCAAGCTGGAGCAGACGGCCGCCATCACCGCGTTGTTCGAGGTGGACAACATCGGGTCGAGCTACGCGCTCACCCGCAAGATCGAAGCGGCCAACGACGGCACGCTCAACATCGCGATCACCAACGGCACCTGCACCGGACTCACCCCGGACGGAGCCAGCACGGCAACGCAGGCGGGCGTCGCCTCGGTCGCAGGGACGGTCGCCGAGCGCATTGGACGCCGGGCGACGTTCAACGGGCGACTCTTCGAGGCCCGCGACATCAGCCCGAACGAGTGGGTCGAGATCACCACGGAGGTGAACTCGGTCAACTACAGCGCGAGTCTCGGAGCCCTCACGGGAGCGGGCGGGTTGGACACTTTGGTGGTCACTTTCGAAGATGTTGGTCGCTGCCAGGCGGTCATGGGCAGTGGCTACACCTACCACTACGTTCTGAACTCCGACAACTCCGCGGAGAACTCCCCCTACGTCATCCGGCCGAACAACTACTCCGAACCGGACAACACGGTGGTCTGGGAACTCCGCCCGGCCATCACGGTGTCTTCGGCGGTTCTCGACGCCACCACCGGCGGCAACGGCAGTTCCGACAGCGGGTTGGTCGTGAAATACGGCGCCAACGGTCAGTTGTCCTCGTCGTTCTCCGTGGTCCTGGTGGATGAAGCCTCCGGTTTCGTCGCCAACATCGAGAATGACGGGGCGCTCTCGTCCAGCCAGACCTACTCGGTCCCGAACGGAAGCGGCACTCTCGCGTTGTTCCCCGGCGTCGTCGCAGCGACTCCCACTACCGGTTTCACGATCACCGCGGCCCGCTACACGGACCAGACCCACTACCTCACCCCGGCTGGGACTCTGGCGACCGGAACCTTCTCCTTGCCCACGGCGGCCAACAGCCGCGTCGGCCAGATCGTCCGCCTCTGGAGCACTCAGATCGTCACCGCCCTGACCGTCAACGTCGCCGGCGGCGGCACGATCCGCGGCTCGGCCCTCACCGCGGCTGCCGTGGATGTTCCCTACGCTTGGCAGTGCGTCAGCACCGCTGGCGCCGGAACTTGGATTCGCCTTCAATAATCCCACCCCATGAGCTGCAACTGCACCACGCCCGCCTCGGTGGCTCCGGTCAACCCGGAGCTACCGACCCTCTCCGCGCTGTCGCAAGCCTGCACGGACACCGTCGCCTGCGCGACCGACGAGTGCCTTGGTACGACTCCGGCGAGCGTCACCGGCAGCCCGGTGTCCCGCTGCGCCGATGCGAACGCGCTGCGGTCGTCCGCGAGCTGCGGCTACACCCTTCCGAACGGCTTCACCGACGCGATCGCCGATCGCAACACCGAGGGGGTCACGCTCCTCGGTCGCATCGGCGCGAAGTTGGCGAAGCTGACCGGGTCCGGTTTCATCAAGATCGTCGAAGGCAAGGCGTTCATCGTTTCGTCAGTGCCGATCAAGATCGCCACGCTCTGGCACCAGTGGTGGAAGCCGGCGGGCATCAACGCCCGTCCGGTGCTCGGCGACCCGCTGCCGTTTCATCACGCCGTCGTCGCTGATTCCGAAGGAAACCTCCATGGGATCAAAGGCGGCACGGAAGACGCGAGCCACGTCTGGAACGGCGAGCTTGGTCAGTGGGAAACCCGTGCGGAGGCCGATCGGACGCTCTGCAAGCGAGGGCACCTCGAACGGGCTGCGTCGCTGGAGCTGGTCGGTTTGGAAGCGATCGCCGTGACGGGAACGGGCGCTGAGGTTCGCAATTTCAAGACCCTCGCGGGCTCCGGCATGATCGTGGTGGAGCAGACCCCGACCACGGCGTCGAGCTGTGACTGCCCAGGATGCGAGCCGGTTCCCGCGGTGTCCAGCGTCGCCAGGTTCGTTCCGTTCCCCACCGGCGACGGCACTTGGACCTTGAAGTGGGACGCCGAAAATGGTCCTCATTGGGTCGAAGACTGACCCCCATGCCTACCGTCAACATTCTGACCATCGGCGCCCGCGGCGTGGACATGCGGGCCAACCCTCTCGGGCTGGGGAATCAGAAGTTGCACTCCGCGGTCAACCTCGTCTTCGAGGAAGGTGTGATCCGCACGCGCCCGGGATTCGTCTACCACGATCTCGGCGTCTCCGGTCAGTTTCAGGGGGTCTGCGCGTACGCTCCGGCGATGGGGCTCTCCGCGGAGGCTTTCGGCCCGCCGCTCTCCTGCTTGGCGATCGCCGCGGCCGGCCGAATCTTCGTCGTGGACACCACCGGGGGCGAGATCGGTTGCGTTCCGCAAGACATCACCCCGGACGACGCCGAGCTGCGATGCCGCGGCGAGATCAACCTATTCCAAGCCGAGAACTATTTGATCGCCCAGGGCGCGTCGGCGAACACCTTGTGGTGGGCTGGGGAAGGCCGCATGGCCCGCAGTCCCGGTTTGGCCGATGAGAGCTACTGGGAAGATCCCGAGCCGCCGAAAGTCGAATACAGCTTCGTGCCGCCGGAAGCCGAGAACCCCGGCTGCGACACCTTCCCTTGCTACGTCCCTGGGGGCAACAACGGATCGAACTCCGGCGGCGCGTTCCCGCCGACGCTCCCTGGAGGGAGCGACAATGGAGGCGGCAGCGGAGGTGGTGGAGGCGGGGGGTCTTCCAGCAGCTCTTCGTCTTCGAGCAGTTCGTCTTCATCCTCATCTTCGAGCAGCTCGTCTTCATCGAGCAGCTCGTCGCGGTCGTCCAGCAGCGGCAGCGCATCCTCGTCGAGCAGCGCGTCGAGCAGCAGTGGTAGCGTGTCATCCTCTAGCAGCGCATCGGTCAGTGGCGCTTGCAGCTACACTTGGGAGGTGGTCACCGGGATCATCTACACCCCACCTTGGGCGGGTGGATACTTGGACATCGAGTTCACCAACACCGGCACGGTTCCGATCCAGATCACCGGAGCGTCCGGCGTGGTCACGCTCGACATCTTCGGAGGGCCGATCACGGTCAACCCAGGCGCTACGGTCACGTTCTCGGTGGGCTCCTACACGGACGACATGGCGGGTCACGGCTTTACAATCCACACGACCTGTGGTGACTTCGGCATTGCCTGACGCGCCATGATCGACCTGCGAAATTTCTTCGGCCGAGCCTACGTTCTCAATCTCGACATCCGACCCGACCGCTGGGTTCAGTTCCAAGAGAGAGCTGCGGCAGCCGGCATCACCGGCTTTGAGCGGTATCGAGCCATCGAAGGAGACAAGTGCCCGCACCCGGCGTGGTGGCGTGCCGGCAACGGGGCCTGGGGCTGCTTGATGAGCCACCTTCGAGTGGCGCAGGACGCCCTCATGGACGGACTACCGAGCTACCTCGTGTTCGAGGACGACGCGGTGTTCGCGCCGGACTTCGCCGATCGCCTGCCGGAAATCATGGAGCGCCTCGACGGGGTCGAGTGGGACCAACTCTACCTCGGCGGCCAACACCTCTGGGTCGAGGCTGGCCCTCCGTGGCCATTCCGCAAGGGTCTCGTGAGCTGCCGAAACGTGAACCGCACCCACGCCTTCGCGGTCAACGCGAGGTTCATGGTGAAGTTCTCGCAACACATCATGCACGCCCCGGACTACATCGCCGCGCACGTACCGCCGGTGGAGCCGGACGCCGGCGGGTCCGGTGCGGTCCAAGAGTGGTTCCCGCACATCGACCACCAACTCGGGAGGCTGCACGAGACGCGGCAGTTCAAGATCCTCGCCGCGAACCCGTGGCTTTGTGGGCAGGCGGCCAGCAGCTCCAACATCACGGGAACCGTGAAGGACGAGGAGTGGTGGAACTCAACTGGATGGGGGGAATAGATGCACACGAGCGTGATTGATTTTCTGAAACGGGTGCTCACGAAGGAGCGTGTCGGCGGGGCTCGGGTTCTCGAAGTCGGGGCGTTCAACGTCAACGGCAGCCCTCGCGACTTGGTTGAAGAACTCAGTCCTCGCATCTACGTCGGAGTGGATATGGCTCCGCAGCCTCGGTTTGTTGATCTGGTCCTGAATGCGGAGAACCTGACGGCGCACTTTGGGTTGGCAGCCTTCGACGTGGTGATCTGCACCGAGATGATGGAGCACGTCGAGAACTGGAAATCCGTCTCGGACGAGTTGAAGAACGTGCTGGCTCCAGGAGGGCTGCTCATCGTGACCACGCGTTCCGAAGGGTTTCCTGTTCACGGCTACCCGTCGGATCATTGGAGGTACACCACCGAGGATCTAGGAGCGATGTTCGGGGAGTTTCGCCCGATCTACCTCGGAGACGATCCCGATCCGTTGTCTCCTGGGGTGTTTTTTGCAGGGGTGAAGCCTCCTGAAGCGCCCCTGAAACTGGCGAACCCCACGACTGTTGAGGTGCCCTATCACTGCGATCTAGCGTTTCACGAGCGGTTGAGACTCCGGCAAACCGATCCGAAGGAGGTCAGCCCTTTGCGCACCTTCTACCACGTCGCGTGCATGGGGTCTTGGCGGCAGGTGTTCCGCGATCAAGTCGCTATTCTCGGCGACCTCGGCCTGCAACCGGAATGCCATGTTCTCGGCACTTCGGAGGATTTTGCCGAGGTCGTCGCGCAGTTCCCGGACGCGGTTCATCACGGTCAAAACTTCACCCTCTACGAAACGCCGACGCTCGAAGCGGCCCACAGATGGGCGATTGAGAACCCAACGGGCGCCGTTCTCTACCTGCACACCAAGGGGGTGAGCCAGCCCCAAGACGAGGGCAAGCAGGCGTGGAGGATTCTCATGGAGGAGGCGCTGTTGCGGGATTGGGTGGGGGCTCTCCGCAGCTTGAGCCACTACGACATGGTGGGGCTGAACTGGATGGCCAATCAAGATTTCCCCCACTACTGCGGCAATTTCTGGATGGCTCGGAACGATTGGCTCGCCTCGCTGCCGTCACCACAGGATTACCGGGCAGCCGGTGGACCTTGGATTGCCGGAAACCCGTGGGAGCGGATGCACGCGGAGATGTGGCTGGGGTCGCGACCGTGGCATCACATGAGGTCGCTCCGGTTCCAAGGCGAAAGACTTTGGGAGCGTGATCGCGCTACGGAACTCTTGGACCCGGTCGGAAAAGAGAGATTCGAGAAGTTCATCCGAAGCTGATTTCCGCGTGGGACTTTTGCGCTTCCGAAGGCGTCTGAACCTGCTACCCTGTTGCCGCTGTGAACGACAACTTCCAAATCGGCGGAGGCGAGTCCGCGCAGAACGTGGTCGAGTCCACCCACGACACCTTCGATTCTGCGAAGTTCTCGAACTGGCTCGCCAATGGCGCCGGGCTCGGAATCTACGCCCACGGGCGGGTCCACCAGCAGGTCGGCCGCCTAATCTACGTCGGCGACCTGATCCACAAGCGCGGGCACTCCAGCACCGAGGACATCCTGCTCATGGAGGAGCAGTGCACGCTGTCCCACAGCGATCCGCTGTCAGCGCCGAGTCGGCTTGGGCGGATGACCTGCATGGCGGTCCTGCCGACCATGAACACCGCCAACGGCGAGGGGGACTTGATCGCCTACTACGAGAACGGCGTGGTCGCCTTCAACACGTTCGAGGCCCCGCGGGAAACCCGGATCGACGGCAAAGGGACGATCGTCCAGAAGGGCTGGGACACGAAGCGCCTGGTCAACCATCTGCTCAACCGCGTCAGCGCCGTGGGCCGATACGCCGTGGCGACCCTCACCCGGGACCACTTTTTCCGATCCGCCTTCGGCCTGCACTTCCTCAAAACCACGATCGGCGAAGGGAGCTTCAACACCGAGCAGACCAATCGGCTCTCCCAAGATGTCGATCCGATCCTCCAGAAGGACCTTCCGGTGCTGCTCCGCGGGGCCGCGACCGGTCACTGGTTGGAGGGTAACCGGATGCTGGCCACCACCGGGCTCCAAGCCGGGTCGCACACGGCGACCGCCGCCGGCCGCGGCATGGTGGTCTGGAACCAAGCGACCTCGTTCACCGATGACCGGACCCCGGTTCCCGCGTGGGAAGGTCTCTGGACCTTCGACAACGGCATCGCCGGGGCGCACTGGCTCGGGGACGCCACGGCGATCCCTCGATCCGGCAGTTTCGGAGCCTTGGTGTCCGATCAATCCGGCAAGCTCTACTTCGCATCAATGAATCGCGATGCGTTGAAGGACTTCCGCGACGGGGAGCACATCCCCATCGAGTGGTCGTTGGAGACCGCTCGGTTCGCCTACGACGGGCTCCTGACCGTGAAATCGGTGCGCGAAGGCCGCTTGGAGGGGGTCTTCGGCGAGTCTTCCCAGCGGGTTCGGGTGCTGATCCGAACCGATGTCAACAGCGCGTGGAAGGTCTGGAAGGAGTTTGCCCCCTGCGACAAGGCGAAGATTGCAAACCAGAGCTACTTGATCTCGGAACCACTCGGTCAGCCGCCGGCGGGGTGCCGCGAGGCGACATGGTTCCAAGTCCGGGTCGAAGGGCTCGGCGCGGCGGAGATCCGGGGGATTGACCTTGATTTCAGCCCCGGAACCGTCAAATCTGGAAGGCACCAGTGCTCGGTGATCGGAGCACCGGAACGAGATTTCTTCGAGATCAACTCTTCACCCGCCGCTTCCCGATGGACCTCCAGCTCCGACTGAAACAGCACGCTCCCGCCCTGAACCACTTCACGGCGGAGCAGCTCATCGACTTGGCCCGCAGCTTCACGGTCAAGCTCGATCCCGGCGTCGAGCTGGTCTACTTCGGTCAGACGGCGCCCTTCGACACCTCGAAACGCTGGCAGCCGACCGATGCCTACGGGGCTCCGGTGGGGCAGATGAAAACCTTCAACGGCACATCTTGGACATGAGCATCGGACTCGACCCCACGACGGTTGACCGGGCCGGGCCGATTCTGGCCGCGGCGAAGGGACTGCGCTGGCCGGAAGATCGACCGGAGGTGGTCGCCTACCTCAACAAGTACCGGAACCTCCTCTTCAACAGCTACGAGGACTTCAAGCTGTTCGGCAACGTCTTCCACTGCATCTGCGTCTCCACGTTTCGCGAGCGGTGCGCCACGGGCGCTTGCAACGATCCGGCGACCTATCAAGGCTTCACCCTGCCGGCGGATGTCGCCGCGGTCGAAGCCGTCTGGGACTCCGGCGAGCCAATGAAGATTCGCTCCCGCTGGCGCGAGGCGATGACCGGTATCGGTCTGGTCGGCCCTCGTGTCGAGGTGCTGGAGATGGCCGAGCAGTTTTCCACCGAGCGCGACCCGAACTCGATCTGCGCCTTGAAGGTGTGGTGCGAGCGGGATGAGGACGCCGGGAAGCACGTCGTCATCGAGGTGATCGACGGCGACTGGAAAACCCGCAAGCTCGACTTCGAGCTGATCGCCGGCGGGTGGTCCACGGTCGAGGAGCGGGTTCGCGAGATTCGCAGCGTCGCCTTGCCGCTCGGCCGCACCGGCTCGATCACGCTGGCCCAGCAGGACGGTTACGAGCTGTCGATCTACGCCCCCGACGAGACGGTCCCGAGCTACCGCCGGTTCAAGATCGCGAGCACCTGCCCGGCCGGCGCGGTGAAGATTCAAGGCACCCGCCGCTTCCGGCCGGTCTACTTCGACTCGGACATCGTCGAGGTCGGGGATCAACTCGTGATTGAGTCCGCCGCCAGGTTCTTCAAGTACGGCGAGAACACCACCGAGGCCAACGAGATCCGCACCGCGGCCTACCACAAGAACGAGATGGTGGGCTACCTCAACGGTCTGATCTCGCGCCACCGCGGGCACGCGATCCAGGACCAGACCCCCTTCAAGGGGCGTCCTTTGCCCCGTCGATCCAAACACCTTCCCGGCTACCGATGACCCCGCTTCCCCAGTCCAAGCTCCGCAACATCGCCCCGCTGATCGAGGCGTTCATCCGCGAGTCCTCGTGCTCCGATCGCACTAGCGTGGAGCACTGCTTGGAGCGGTTGGCCCAAGGCTACCTGTGCCAGAACATGGACGCCTACGTGGACGACCCGGACGCGCCCCGCAAGGTCATCATCTTCGGCCGCTATCCGGGCCTCGCGGTGAAGGAGGAGCTGATCTGCATCAACTTCGTCTACGCCGTCGAGGAGGACCGCCTCAAACCGGAGACGGTTGCCGCGTTTCGTGAAGTCATCGAGAAATACGCGGAAGCTCATCCGCGGGACTCGATCCTCGCGTCCTCGTGGGTGTATCGCGGATCTCGCGGTATCGACGCTTTCTGGCGGCACCTCGGCTTCGAGAAGCAGGAGGTCATCTACGTCAAACGACTCAAGGAGGTGAAGCATGGGTGACTATGGAGCAGCAGCCGCGGCGGTGACCTACGCGGCATCGAACGTGTTCTCGTGGGCGCAGGCGCTCTTGGTTCCTGGTGCGCAGGCCGCGGCCAACATTCTGCTCATGGAGAAGCAGAAGTCGGACTACGACAGCATCGTCAACCAGCAGCGCAACCTCTTGGACGCCGCGGTGTCCCAATACATCTCCGGGATCGACGCGCTGATCCCGTTGTTCGATCAAGCCTACCCGGACGTTCCGCAGGCCGCCGAGTACGTGCCGATCGACGCCTGTTGCATCCAGCGGGCGACGATCGAGTGCAACATCGCCACCATGCCGAGGGCGGATGTCTACGCGGCGTCCCTGAGCCGCTACCACGAGCAGAGCGCCATCGTCCGAGCGATCGTGTTCGACCCGAGGTTCTTGGTCAACATGGACCTCGCATCGGTCCAGATCAGCGACCTCCTGCGGGGGCGGTCCTCGGTCGGGGATGTGGTCGAGGTGATGACCGACAATGCCGAACTGGCCGCCCTTACCGGAAGGATCGGTGCCACTCGGCGCACTACGGCACGGGATCTCGGTCTCTCGAAGATGCGGGCGCAGGCGGCCGGCCGCGAGGAGCTGCGGACCCACCACGGGTTCATCTCGCGGGATGTCTCTCCGCTCTCGCGACTCGGCGACATCCGCGACATGGTGCAGACGCCGGCCCAGCGCATTGCGTTGGCGCTCACCCAGGCGCAGCTCATCCAGAACAGCCTCCAGAACCTCTACAACCAGCAGGCGCAAAAAGATCCACGTTTGCTGGCGGAACTTCAGACGAAAATTCAAAAAGTCATCACCAAGCTCCAGTTCCAAGCCAACAAGGCGACGCTGGTGAACACCTTCGTCCCGAATTACGCGGCGATCTTGGAGCCCATGGTGAAGTCCGTGGCGCAAGCCATCGGCGATCCGATCGGTTCGGCTTCCGGCGTCGGGTTCTACGGTGAACCCGGTCAGCAGGTGGGTTACAATCAACCGGGTATCATCGGGACCCGCTCCGCCTCGGAGCGCCCAGGAATCCACTACGCCAAGTGATCAAGCCCGTCGAAATCTTCTCGCAGGACCCCGGACGAATCATGGATTTTTCCGGGGTCCCCGTCGCGGAGATTTTCAACGGCTCCGTGCTCGCCCGATCCCAAGCGATGGAACGGGAGGCTCCGGTCGAAGAGCCCGAGCCGTTGGCGAGCTTCACCCCGCAGACCTTGTTCAACCCGGATCGTGGGGCCGAGCTTTTCCAGATGCCACGGGAGTCCACAACCCCGGCGCCATCGGCCGGTCGATCCACGTCGCCGGGGAGCTACCCCTCCTTGGAGAACTACGACGCGCCGCTGTCTTCCCCGCCGGGGAGTCCCGAAGACTTCATCTTCAACGCGGAAGCTCGCCGGGACGCCCGCGGTCAGTTGCAGGTCTACACCCCGCCGGCCGGCGATGGTGGTGGATCTTTCGAGGTCGCCGGCATCACCGCTCGCTACCAACCGAAGGAGGCCGCCCGTCTCAAGGCGCTCATTGAGTCGGGACAGGTCCAGCAGGCGGAAGCCGAAGCCAAGGATTTCTACCGCCGCCGGGCGGCACCTTTCACGAGCCTGACGGACAACCCCGGTCTCCAGCTCCAGCTTGCCGACACGGTCCACCACCGCGGCGAAGGCGGGCTGCGGCGGGTGCTTCAACGGGCAACCGGATCGGACTCCAAGGACTACCGCGATCTGATCGGGATGCTCGCGAGTGATCCGACGGCGCTGGACAAGTTCAACCAAGCTCGGCAGTCCTACGAGTGGGAAGAGGTTGATCGCGGCAGGTCGTCGAGGAAAAAGTTTCGCAAAGGGCTCCAGAATCGGTTTAATCGTGCCGACGCGGCAGCCCGCAGTCTCATCACCGGAGAATAGCCATGGCCCTCACCCCGATCTCACTTTTCCAGTCTCAAGGAAGCGGCATCGCCCAGTTCCTCCAGGGTGGGCAGAACGCGCTCGCGTCCGCGCTCAACAACGTGATCCAGGTGGGGCGCGATACCGCGAACAAGCAGTTCGCACAGGAGCGCGACTTCCTCGGCGAGCGGCAGCGGGTCGAGGCACTGGCGCAGCGGCGGGGCGAGGTGGCGCAGCAGCAGGCGAACCTCGATCGCAGTTTCGCCCGCGGCATTTTCGAGTCCGATCGCGAGTTCGCCGACCGCAATGCCGACCAAGCGCGGCAGGAGCAGCGCCAGATGGCAATGGACCTGTTCAACGTGAACGAGTCCAACCGCAACTTCGCGCTGCGGCAAACCGAGGCGGAACGCATCGCCGAGGAACGTCGTCGGCAGGAAGAGTTCAATCAAGGCATCCTGTCTCAGCCGCCCGTCGGGGCTGCGGCGCCGCCGGCCCGCCCTGAACTGTCCGCGGACTACCTCTTCGGTCCCATTCCGGGATCGCCCGCCCCCGCGCCGATGACCGGGACGACCGGTGGCGCGTCGGCCGGTTCCGCTGCGACGCCGGAGGCCCGCATTGCCAACGCGCAGAGCCGCATGCGGGCGGCCCAAGGGCGCGATCCGCAGGCGTTCATGGCGGCCGAAGCGGAATTGGCTGCGGCCCAAGCCGAACTGCGTCGTGCCGGCGGCGGGGTCACTCCGGCCGAGCAGCGGGCGCAAGCGCGGTTCCTCATGTCGGCTACCACGTTCCAGCAGGGTCAGATGGACCGGGCGACCAAGGCCCAAGAGTCCGCGGCGAAGCAGGAGCGGGGCAAAGCGACTTCGCAGGCCCAGGTTCTCGTGGAAGCCAACGCCGATGCGTTCCCGCCGGCCGGCGCGTCCATCCCCAAGGACCTGCCGGAAGAGGAGCGCAAGGCCGCGATCGAGCAGGCGAAGGCGGCCGATGCAAACCGAGTCGCCGTCGAGATCCAAGCGGCGCTCGATTCTCCCACCTTCGAAGACTACCTCGCCAAGATGGTCCCTTCGGCCAAGAAGCAGGGCAACCAGTGGGTCCCCAAGACGGCCGACGAGATCAAGGCGGAAGCCGCCGCACTACCGAAGGCGGTGAAGGACGAGCGACGGAAGCTGTGGGACCTTGCCCGGCGAACGGGACTTGGCGACTCGGCGGCTCCGGCTCCGGCTCCGGCTCCGGCACCTCAGTCTGGTGTGACTTCGGAAATCGAGCGTCTGTGGGGAGCCCGGTCCAAACTCTCGGATTGATCCGCTGCCGGGCAGCGGGTAGAAGGTCTTCGCCATGCCTCGCATCCCTTTCTCGGATCTCGCATCCGCCCCGGAGTTCCGGTCGCTCCTGCTCGAAGAGCAGCAGACTGTCGCGTCGAACTACTGGGACGAGGTCGCCGCGGAGCGCCCCGAAGCCGCGCAGTTCTTCACCGAGGTCCGCGACATGTCGAAGTCGCTGTTCGATCTCAAGGCGCGGCGGAGCGATGCGGCCCCCATCCAGCGGCGCTTCCTCGACGCCGAGGTCCAAGACACCGCGTTCATGGTCTCTCTCGGGGAGGAGCTTGCCGCGGGAACGCTGACACCCGAAGGTCGGGACGAGGCGCTACGCCTCCGCGCCGCCGAGCAGGCGGACCACAAGGCTCGCATCGACAAGATGCGGGAGCTGACCAACCCGGAGGCGGCGGATCGCGTGGCCCCGCGTCTGGCCGGGCTGGAGCAGACGGCACTGGCCGGCGGAGTCTTCGGATCGACACCGTTCAACCAACGGTTCATGGATGCTACGACCGACGCGGACTCGGTCGGCACGAGCCGCCAAGCCTACGAGGCGCTGCGCAGCCAGATGACTGAAGACTACGGTCTGGAGCCGGGCGAAGTGGACGATCTCATCAAGCACCGGCTCGGGTTCCAAGAGAAGCCGGTGAGCCGCGACGCCCTCGGCGTCCCGCACATCAAGCCGGAGGTCCTGGCGCAAGGCCCGGACGCCGTGAAGTCGGCGATCCTCAACTCCGACCTCCCGTGGCGCGAGAAGCAGCGGATGACCGAGTCGTCCGATCTGCGCGAGAGGATGGGGAGCTACTACCAGTCCACCTTGGAGCGCGTGAAGCAGGACCACCCGGAACTCGCCGGGCAGCTCGGTCTCGACACCGTGGACGACCCGCAGGCGGGCTACGCCGCGCTGGTGTCTTCGCTCAACCAGACGGGTTTCTCCAAGCTCGCGAGCGGTTTCACCGCCAACATCCTCGGAGCCGCGGAGGAAATCGTCCCGCGGGTCTTGGCTGGCGAACGCGCAGGGGCGGAAGAGCGGCGGCAGGAGATCCGCGAAACGATGCAGCCGACCCGCCGCGCCATCGAGTCGGCCAACCAGCTCTCGCAGGAGTTCTACGCGGACCAAGGCACTCTGTGGGGCGTGGACATGTCCTCGTTCGGGCAGGGTCTCGGCAGCGTTCTGTCGGCGACCGGCTTGGGAGTTCTCACCGGTGGCGCCAGCCTGCCCGTGAGCGCCGCCCGCGTCGCCACCATGGGGCCGACCGGTCTGCGGATGCTCAACGGCGCGAACAGCGTGCTGCGGGCGTCACCGGGCATCGGGCTCGCCATGGCGCAGACCGGCACCTCGACCTACGAGCAGGCGATCAAGTCCGGCATGTCCGAAGAGGAGGCTGGCAAAGCTGCAACGCTGTCGGCCGCCACCGAGGGCGTCATCACCGGGTTGTTCAGCCTTGTGGGCGCGGGCGGTGTGGAAGCCGTCGGCGAGCAGCTTGTGGGCACCGCAGCCCGTCAGGCCGCCCGCGACAGCGCCAAGAGCGTTGCCCGGACCTTCGGCGAGAAGGTCGGCAAGGGGCTTCTCGGCGAGCAGTTCGAGGAGAACCTCATCACCGCGTTCGATGCGGCCACCGTGCAGGCTCGCATCGACCCCACGATGACCGTGGACGACTTCAAGAACCAGCTTCGCGAGACGGCGCTGGTCACGCTCGCGGTGTCCGGCCCGACCGTGACGGCCGGCTCGCTGCGGGAGACTCTGGCCGAGAAGGCCACCTACGAACAAAGCACCGATGAAATCAAACTCCGAGCAGACCTCAACCTCGCTGAAGCCTCCGACCCCCTCCGCACCGCCGTCCGCCGCGAAGGTGGGATCGGAACGACCGTCGGCGAGCGGCTTCGACGAGCGGCAACTCAGCCAGGCGAGGCAAATCTTCCACCCGCCGGGCAAGCCGCGGCCGACACCACGGAAGACGGCGGAGCACCTGCTCCAGGAGCACTTGAACCTGTCGCGCCGGGAGGCACGGAGCCTGTGGCTCCGGCTCCAGTCGGAGGCGAACAAGCTCCGGCAGTCGGAGGAGCTGAAGTGCCCGGAGTGCGGACTGGAGGAGCCTCCGAGCCCGTGCTGGTGCCAGCAGATGCCGTGAACGAAACACCGGTTCGTGCAACACAAACCGGTTTGAGGGACACAGGTGAGAGACAAACTTCCGGGTTCTCGAAGCTCCGCAAAGCCGTGGGCGCGAACACCCGACTTCAAGGAGATGTTTTCGGTGACAAGATCGGATTCTCCACCAAAAAGACCGGGGACGAGCCCGGTGTCGAGATGACCTTGGTGCCCGACGAAGAAGACCCGAACCGTGCGACCCTGGATGCCATCATCACGCCGCAAGCGGAGCGTCAAAAAGGTGCGGCGACCGAGGCGATGCAGAAGCTCACCAAGGAAGCGGACGCGGCGGGGGTCACGCTGGACTTGGATGTCCAACCGCAGCGACTTGTCCCCGAGGGGGAGACGCCGCCGATGTCCGCCGAACAGCTCAAAGACTGGTATCGCCGTTTCGGGTTCCGGTTCGCGGAAGATTCAAATCGCGGTGTCCGGCTTTCGGATTCTGAGCTCCAGAAGGCTTGGGGTGAAACTCTTCCTGCCTACACGGGGGATCTGAACACGCTCCCGGACGACCGGAACTTCTCCGACAACCAGACTCTCCGCGATGTGTTCGAGGAGAATCCCGCCAATTTTGAGGAAGGTCAGACCTACTTTGCCGAGTCGGTGTTCACGGTCCAAGACGGCAAACTCAAACGCCATCGCGGAGTCGCCGCCGATTACAACTACCGGACCAAGAAGTTCGGTCTTCGCAGAGTCGAGGACGTGGTTCCCGAGCCGCCGTCTCAGGTGTTCCACGCCGGACCTTCCAAGTTCACCCCTGAGAGCGTCCAGTTCGACAAGGGCGCGATCGGGTTTCACGCGGGCACTCGCGACCAAGCGGAGTTCGTCGCGTCCGGGAAAACCGGCAAGAAGCAAGGCACCATCTCCGAGTTCTCCGTGCAGGAGACTTCGGACGACGGGCAACTCCAAACGGAGACGGTGACGACCGACATGCCGTGGGAGCAGCCGGACGCGCTGCTCGCTGAACTTGTTCATCAGGGTCTCATCAACCCCGACGAGGCGACTACCTTGGTCGGGACGTGGGACATCTCGGACGAGCACAAGAACGCGGCGATGGCTGCGATCGGCAAAGCGGCTCGCATGTTCGGCAATCCCGAATTCGCCACGTTGGACGAACCCATCGGGGAGTTCTACACGAACCCCGGCACCTACCGCAACCGCGAGAAACTCGACCAAGTCCGCGAGCTTCTCATCGAAAGCGGGGTCGGTGCGATCCGCTATCCAAACGATGTCGAGGGAACTGAACCTGGCGAGTCTGTCGCGGTGCTCGACAAGCGAATGTTCTTCCGAACCACAACCCCAACAACCAATGAAGAAGTCCAAGTCGAAGAAGCAGGTGGGCTACCTCCTGTCGAAGGGCAGCCCGCTGTCCAAGGCCCAGCAGTCCAAGCTGAAGAAGGAGCTGCACAGCGGCAAGGTGAAGGTGCGCAAGAAGTGACGGAACCGCCGGCGGAGGCGCTGCCCGAGCCGGAGCCGAACATGGACGAGGTCTTCGCCACCTTGCGCGAACGGGAACCGACGACTCGCCGGATCAACACCAGCTCACCGAAGTTCCGGGAGCTGGTCACCGAGTTGAAGAACCAGCGAGCTGCTGCGGCGGCCGGCGGTCTGGCGCAGCGGAAGGCGGACATCGTGACTCAGCGCAAAGAGATCGAGCAAGCCCGGATCGACCGCAACAAAGAGCGGCTCAAACGCAACCGAGAACGTGCCAAAAATCGACCTCTGGACGAGCATCGGAAGCGGATCATCGAACTTACGAAAGACGAGAGGTTCCCGGAGGGTCGGAACCCGGACTATGAAGGGGGTTTGCGTGAATGGCTCCGTGAGCGTGGTTACGACGCCAGCATCAAGAAAAAGGGTTTCCTCGACGGACTACTCGGCTATGTGACGCCTTTGCGAGTGGACAAGCGGGATCGCCTCGACGCCCTCCGCGCCACGTTGACGCCGGAGGTCCGGGAGCTGTTGAATGCGATCTATCAGAAGCCGGAGAAAGGGAAGGAACAGATTCCGATCATCGAAGCCTTCGCCAACACCACGATCGGCGCAGCCATCTTGGAGAATAAGCTCCGCAGCCTCAAATGGTACCGTGATCGAAAACTTCCGGCACCTGGTGAATACGACATGCTGGAGGACGCAGACATCCCCGGCCACATTCAGAGTCGAGTGTTCTCTGAAAATGGTCTGACTCCAGACGTGCTTGCCAAAAACATCGCAGTCCAGAGTGAGAAAGAGGGGGGCAGTCTGAATCCTTCGGCTGAAGACATCTGGCGTGCGGTTCTCGATCTCGCGGACGGGAAAGTCACCACCGAAGAGGACGCGGAGTCCTACTACGAACGCAAGCAGCAGCAAGAGGAAGACGCAACCGTGGCTTTTGCCGAGCAGCAGCTCGAACTCGCCGGATCGGAGAACTCGCAGGTCATCGACATCACCGAGGTTCGCGAGGGCGACCGCTTCACGATCGGCGGCGTCGAATACGTGGCGGCCCAGGTCGAGGACTCGGAAGGTCTGACGGACAGCTTCGTGCTGAAGGGCGACGGCCCGCTCAATCGGACCTCCGTCACTTCCGACTTCTTCGCCGAAAGCGTTGTACCTACCGAAGGCTCCCTGGTCGGCGTTGACCCGGCGGAGGTGGAAGCATTCCGCATCACCCAAAACGACCCGGAGTTCTACAACGAGGCGGAGCCTGCGCCCGCACCTGAGTCTGCACCTGAACCAGCTCCGGTAGCGCAAGAACAACCGGCCCCTCCACAAGCTCAAACGCCGGAGGCCCCGGAAACCCCGCAGCAGCAAGCCCCCGAGCCGGTTAAGGAAAAACCGCCGGAGGCTAAGGCAAAAGCAGAGCAACCCATCGACGCCGTCGGCACCGCCAACGCGCTCACCGACCGGCTCCGTGCCAAACGTGGTCTGCCGCCGCGATTCGCGCCGGCCCGCCTTGGCAACGAGCAGGCGTGGGACGCGGCGATGGACCGGATCAACGCCGCCCCAGGCGTGGCGAGGAAGCTGGTGGACGAACTCAAGAAGTCGCTGCGGTCCATCGACCCGGTCGAAACCGCGATGTTCGCCCACGAAATGCTCGTTCGCGAGAACGCTCTCGATGACGCTCTCGACGCCTACAACGGCAATCCGACCGCGGAAAACCTCAAGAAGGTGCAGCTTGCCGAGACTTACCGGAATGAAGCCGTTCGGACGGCGGAGCAGATCGGCACCATCGAAGGCCGAGCCTTGCAGGCCCGCAAGATCCTCATCCACCAGGACTTCTCCTTCGGCCGCATGGCGGCGATGAAGGTCAAGGCTCAAGGCGGCAAGGCGCTGACCGCGGACCAGACCAAGGAACTCGTCGAGTTGCACAAGCAGATGGAAGACGTGCGACGGCAGCTCGAAGCCGCCAACGCGAAGCTCGCCGAGCAGGAGGCGCAGCAGCTCACGCTGAACATCCAAGTCGAGTTCAAGAACGAGCTGAAGGCCGCCAAGAAGCGCGGCGAGAAGCCTCTCAGCTTCATCGAACGCAAGGCGGAGGAAGCCCGTGCCCGCATGGCTGCACGCAAGCAACAGGGTCGGTTGAACTCGCTCCCCGTGGACGAGTTCCTCGACATCTCCATCATCGGCGTCTCCTACATCGCCAAAGGCTTCAACACGATCGGCACCTTCACGTCCCAACTGGTCAAGGATTTCGGTCGCAAGTATCTCCCCTTCGCCGGCGACATCTTCGCGAAGTCGCAGGAGCTTTACGACGCCGCGGCACCGTCGAGCCGGGTCAAGCCCAAGGAGGACATCCTGAACGCCATCGACGGCGACGCTCCTCTCGACGGCAAGGCGATCTACCAGCTCGTCCGGCACTACATCAACGAGGACGTGGAAGGAGCGACCTTCGACAACGTGATGGAGGCGGTGCTGCGGGACCTCAAGGAGTTCTACCCAGACCTCGATCGCCGGCAGCTCCACGTCGCCTACTCGAACTACGGCAAGGTCACCCAGCCAGATCCCGCGGAGGATGCGAAGAAGGCCCGCGACTACCGGGCGCTGGCTCGTCTCCAGTCGCAGCTCGAAGACGCCCAGCGCGGGCTCGCCCCGCTCAAGACGGGGATGCAGCGAGACCCCGCGGTCCAAGCAGTCCGCGACTTGGAGAAGCAGGTGCGTGACACGATGAAGCGCCTCGGTATCAAGCCGACCAACGAGAACACCCAGCGCAAGAACCAGCTCGATGCCATCAAGACCCGGCTGCGCAATGAGTTCGAGGACCTCGACAAAGCGGTGCGGAGCGGCACGCCGCGGCCGGCCTACCAGTCGCAGATCGAGTATGACGAGGAGGCCAAGCGGCTCAAGCAGATGCGCGACGACCGCAAGGCCGACTACGACGCGATCTTCTCGGCACCGGGGCTCACCCAGGAGCAGCATCTCGAACGCGCCGAGAAGCTGCTGGACCGCCGCATCGCGGAAGAGCGCAAGATGCTCGCGGAAGGCGTGCTCAAGCGCATCCGGGACGTGAAGATGGGTCCGTGGACCCCCGAGCTTCGGGCTCGCCAGCGGGAGCTGGATCAGCTCAAGGCCGATCGCCGCGAGCGACTGAAAGCCTCCAAGCCGAAGAAGCCGGAGGACCTCAAGAAATACGAGCGCGACTTGGCATCGCTGGAGCGCCGCATCAAGGAGGAAGAGGCGCTGCTCGCCGCGGGTCTCACCGCTCGCCAGAAGGACTTCCGCATGGGGCGCTGGAGCCCCGAGCTGGCCGAGATGCAAGTTCGTCTGGACGCCCTGCGGAACCAACGGCGCGAGCTGGCCAAGAGTCTCCGACCGAAGAAGGACGAGGCTGCGGCAGCCTACGAGAAGGCTGTCAAGGCGATCGAAGCGAGCGTCCAGCGGTACAAGGACATTCTCGCCGGCATCGCGAAGCCAGAAGCCGGGAAAAAATACACCCCGGACGCCGAGATGCTCGCGCTCATCGACCAGCGTGACGCGCTCCGGGATGCGGTCGCCGAGATGCGGGAGAGCGATCCGTCGCGCCGTGAGAAGCGCAAGCAGGATCTCATCCGGCAGCTCGACCGGTCCATCGCCGAGATCACCCGCAAGATCCAGGACGGGGACCTCTCGACCAAGTCGAAGAGCGATCCTTTCGCGAGCGACCCGGACGTGGCCCGATTGCGCGAAGCACGGGACCTGCTCAACAAGACGGTCGCGGAGATGCGCCGGAACGCGCTACCCAAGCGCAGCCCCGAGGAGATCGCGATCAATCGTGATCGGAACATGCTCCAGCGCAAGATCGAGAAGCTCGAAACGCGCATCCGCACGAAGGACTACTCGAAGCCAGTGAAGGCTCCGAAGCCCGACTACGCCGAGCGGGACGCCCTGCTCAAGCGAAAGAAGGAGCTGGAGGCGCAGTTCAACGACGACCTACTCCAGGCCGAGCTGGCGAACCGCAGCCTCGGGAAGAAGATTTTCGACAACACCACGGATGTCGTGTTCGGGGTGTCGCGAGCGATGCTCACCTCGTTCGACGCGGGCGCCTTCGGCCGCCAAGCCGGACTGGTCAACTTCATGCGCCCCGGTCTCGCCCTCAAGAACCTGCCGGCCAACTTCGCCTTCACCGAGAAGGCCGCGACCCGCTACGAGACGGCGTTGGAAAGCGACCCGCTGTTCGCCCGCGCCGAGGCCGCCAAGCTGGCGCTGACCACCTGGCGGCCGGGCAGCAGCCTGTCCGATCGCGAGGAGGTCTACCGCAGCCGCCTGGCGAAGAAGATCCCCGGCGTCGGTGCGTCCGAGCGTGCCTACGTCACCTACCTCAACGTGGTCCGATTCAGCTATTTCAACAAGCTGGTCGAGTCCCTGCCGGTGACCGAGCAGACCGAGGAAAACATGAAACGGATTGCATCTTTCGTGAACACGATGACGGGTCGTGGCAACCTCGGGAAGATGGAAGCCGCCGCGGCGGCGCTGGCTTCGGTGTTCTTCTCGCCGAAATACTGGTGGAGCCGCCTCCAGGTTCTCGGTGGGTTGGTCTACCACCCGCTCGACGCGCTGAGCGGCTTCCGCCTCGGTCCGAAGGAGACCGTCTCCGCCCGCAAGATCATCGCCGGCGAGTACGCCCGCCTGATCGGATCGGTCGGCTTGGTGTTCAGCCTGCTCGCGCTGGCCAAGTTCGGCTTCGGTTTCGACGATGACGAGTTCGAGGTGGTCGCCGATCCTCGCTCCAGCGACTTCGGCAAGATCAAGATCGGCAACACCCGCATCGACTTCATGGCGGGCTTGCTCCAGAACGTCGTCTTCATCTCGCGCATGGTGACCGGCGAGAAGGTTACCGCCGGCGGGGAGGTCAAGGCGATGTCGGGACCGGACGCCGGCTTCAAGGAGACCCGTCTGGGCGAGACCATTCGCCTGCTGCGGACCAAGCTGTCTCCGGCCGCCGGGTCGATCGCCAATGCCCTCGACGGCGCCGACGTGGTCGGGAACAAGTTCAACTGGGAGACGGAGATTCTCGGTTCCTACATCCCGATGTCCGCTGCGGAAACCTACGCCTCGATGCGGGAGCTGGGGATCGCCCCAGGCGTTGCGGCCGGCCTGCTCGGCTTCATCGGTTACAGCGCCAACACCTACGGCGGCGAGGAGGAAGCCAACATCGAGCAGGACATCATGACCGGCGTGTTCGGCGTGGACCAGTCCCGCTACGAGAAGGAGGAGCGGGAGACGGTCTACAAGCTGCCGAAGGCGAAGCCCCTACCGTCGTTCTAAAGGAACCCCAGCTCGGCGAATGTGTAGGTCATGGACAGCCCGCTCACCGGATCGGAGACTTTCACGATCCGGCGCTTGAGATTCACCTCCATCACGAGCCCGTCGGTCGGCATCGCGTGGGCTTTGACGAAGACCATCGCCGCCTCCTTGATGATCTCCTGGGCCTCCGAGCCGTAGGCTTGGGGTTTGATGTAGTAGCCCATCAGGTTTCAAGTGAGGCGAGGGCGGATTCGGCCCATTCCATGCAATCGTCAACGCAGCCTTTGGCGTCGGCATCGGGGTGCAGTCGGATCGTCTCGTCTTGCGCCCGATCCCGAATGTCCCTCAGCGTCTCGGCCAGCCGGTCCCGCTGGTCCCGCACCTCGGCGAGTTGGCGGAGAGCGTCCTCCAGCCTTTCCGGTGCGACCCAAAATCCGCCGCACTTTTGGCACTCATGGCGGCACTTACGCATTTCATCGTGCGGCGTCGGTCGCTGCCCGAACATCAGCGCGAACTTGTCCGCCGGCTTCGGCGCGATGCGGTCCAGCTCCCGCGCCATCGCGGCCCGTTCCTCCGCGGTCGGCGGCGGGCCTTCGAGGTTGTTCGGGTCTTTCACGGCTTCGATGTAGAAACCCATCCCCTCGGGCCAACGGTCTTCGCGGATGGTCCATTTGTGAGGGTATCCGGTCTTCGCGCTGGATTCGGCGGACACAGCACTGGCGTAGGTGGTCGCCTGGCCATCGTCGCAGCGCCAACCCTCTCCACGGTATTCCCAGCGGGAGAAGCCGTCAGGGACAGGCGGGAGCGGCGGGAGAAAATTGGGGATTTCGGTGTTCACGGCTTGTCAGGGTATTCGAGTTCGATCATCAGGCGGATCTCGTGGATCGCCTTCTCCAAGTCTTCCCTGCCGTTCTTGCGCCGATGACGGCAGATGCGTTTCACGACGCAGCCTTCGAGGAACGTGAGGTTGTTGGCGGTGATGAACTCGACCGGCTGGATCTTGCAGTCCTTGTAGTGGGCACCACCGACCTGCTCGTCGAGGGCGGCTTTCGGAGCGAGGTCGATCAGCTCTTGGATATCGGGGTCCATAGGGCTCCACGCTACTTGGTCTCCGAGAGGGGCGGCCTCGACCATTTCCGGTTCGCGGGCAAACTGGATCGGCTTGTCGGTTTCCCACCATTCGCTCGGCTCGCCGAGATACTCGGCTCTGGTCCTGTATGCCGCGTTGTCCCACGCAGCCGAGGCACTTCGACCCTCACCAAGGGTGACGTTTTTGTCGTCGTCGAGGAACACGAACCAACTTCCGCACCCGGAGACGCAGATGGCGGACGGGTATCGTTCGAGAACTTGTTGCTTAGGTGTCTTCATCTTCGTTTTCAGGTTGAGGTGCAAAGTCGCCGTCCGCGTCGAGGTGAGGCGGGGGCCAGCCATGGTGCTTGATGTTGCGGCTGCGGAGCCAGTATTTCCAGCAGTAGCGGATCGCGTCGAACGGGAGGGAGAGCAAGACCCACGTCCCGACGAAGGACCAGAAGCCGGACAGGGCGATTTCGAGGAGGTCTTTCATTCAAGATCAACTTCGTGCTGAAGATCGCAGTAATTCATGCTACGGGAGCAGACTCGCGCCATGCACCGAAGGGCGACCCGGAGCCCGCGAGCCTCGGCTCTGTGCATCGCGGCTTTGGAGTAGTCCCCCTTCTCAACGGCGACCTGCATGTCCCGTTCCTCCTGCGTAATGAATTTAACGGTCTCCGCCTTAAACTTTTGCAAAAGGTCTCGCAGGTAGGGTGTGGCTTCGCTGTTCATGGCTTCTCCTTGGTTGCGCCGTAGCCCGCTGAGAGCATGTCGGCTTGGTGGAGGATCAGCGCCTCGATGGTGCGCGGAGCCTCGGGCGAGCCCCACTCCTTGACGGGTCCGTGGTGGGCCAAGATGCAGTGGATGACGGCGTCTCGGGTGGCCCGATCGACGCTGTACGTCACTGCGGCTTGGTGGAACTGGATCGCCGAGGAGAGGATGTGTGACATCGCGTTGGAGTCGCGGACCCATGCTTCGTCGCCGATCGGGAGGTGACGGGTGCGCGAGTCCATGGCTGCGTAGAGTGGCACCTTCTTGTATTCGAGAATCTTCCCGTAGTCGTGCCACAGCGCGGCGGCGATGAGCACGTCGCGGTTCACCTGTGGGAACTGGTCCGCGGTGTGCAGAGCAGTGAGCGCCACGTCGAGCGTGTGCTCCACAAGCCCACCTTCGTAGGCATGGTGCATGGAGATAGCGGCGGGCCAGCCCCAGAACAATGTGTCTCCGAGCAGTTTTTCGCAGGTGATACGGAGGGATTCGTCGTCGATGAGCAGCAGGATCTCTTTGAAGAGATCGAATCGGTTGGTGTGAGTCATGGTGATTCTTCGATTAGCGGAATTACGGAACGAGTCAAGCGGCGATTTTCTGAAGTGCCCGAAGCGCGTTGAGAAGACCGGTCTGGGTGTCGCTCTTGTCGCGCAGTGCCGCGGCCACGGCGTCGTCGATCGAGCCTGGTACGATGATCCGGTAGATCAGCGTCTCGTAGCTCTGACCGGTGCGGACGATGCGGGCGTTGGTCTGGATGTAGGTCTCGTTGGAGTAGGTGAGGGTCATCCACACCGCGATGCGGCAGGACTGCTGGAGTCCATCGAGCCCGTGCGAGAGCGACCGCGCATCGCAGACCCAAGTGTGGATCTCGCCGCGCTGCCAAGCAGGCAGGTCCTTCTCGTCGAACACCCGCGATCCGGGGATCGCTTCCAGCACTCGGGCCGACTCGTGCTTGTAGGCGCAGAGCACGAGGATCGGTTCTTTGCCGTGCTTCTTGCGCAGCTTCTTGAGCGCCTCGATCTTCGCGTCGTGGACATGGTAGACGCCCTTGAACTCGTCGTAGACCGCGCCGCCGGTGATCTGGAGCAGCTTGCCGGCCAGCGTCGCGGCGTTGAGCGCCACCACGTCGGACTTCTCCAGCTCGATGAGCAGCTCCTTCTCCATCTTCTTGTACTGCGCGACGGCGGCCGACGGGAGCTTCACCTCCACGTCGATACTCTCGCAGGTCGGCACGTCGAGCCAGTCGTCACCGAGCATGGTCAGCGCGAGGTCCGCGAGCTTCGCGTCGATCTTCTCCTTCGCCCCAGGGCGCAGACCGAACTGGTAGCCCATGTAATCGGTCTGCTGGAAGTAGGTCCGCTTGTAGTGGTGGAAGCTGCGGCCGAGGCGTTCGCCGTCATCGAGCAGGCGGATCTGACCCCACAGGTCGAGGTAGCTGTTCGGCACCGGGGTTCCGGTGAGGCCGATGCGGTATTGGAACCGGTCGAGCCAGGGCCATAGCGAGCGGAACCTCTTCGAGTTGGCGTCCTTGGCGAGGCTGAGTTCGTCGATCACCAGCGTGTCAACGTGCGAGCTGCGGGTGCCCTTGAACATCTTGTCCACGGCACCGGTCGAGACGCTCGGGACATAGCCTCCGTCGCACTCCTCGCAGTCGAGGCACTCGATCGGGTCGTTCTTGCAGACGCGGCACTTGATCCGGCGGGCGATGGTCGGGAGCTGCTCGGGGTTGATGAGGGCCACGTCGAAGTCGCCGCGCTTCCACAGCTTCCAGCCTTCCGCCGTGCGGAGGTGGGCGATCTTCATCCACTTCGACAGGTTCCATCGGGCGATCTGGGTGGGCCAAGTGATGGTGGTCACCCGGAGCGGAGAGATGATGAGCGCGGCGCGGGACTCGCCGGACGCGATGCGCTCGGCAATGGTGTCGAGGGTCACCACGGTCTTGCCGAGCCCTGGACTGCAAAAAAGGGCCGAGCGGTCCCGGCTTTTCAGCCAGTCGAGCATCGGCGGTTGGTGCGGCAGCGGGGTGAAGTTCACGGGATCAGTTGGTTGAGAATCCACTGGGACGCTTGCTTCGGCGAGTCGGTCCAGTCGGCGAACATGCCCTTCTCGCGGAGCTTTTTGATGTTGCGGAGCTGGAGTTCGGTCGGTTTTTCACCAGTTGCCTTCAGCTCGATGAAGATCGCCTTGCCGTCCTTGAAGAACAGGCGATCCGGTTTGCCCCGGTCGTTGGGACCTGCTAGCTTGTAGGTGCCGACGCCGACGCCGGCGGCGAACAGGCACACGGCGGCTTCAACGTCGCGCTCTTTCATTTCCGCGACTTGAGATACTTCACGATGCGGGCTTCCAGCTCGGAGCTTTCGAGCTGCCGGAGGCGACGGAGGAGCACTTGCAGCACGCCCCGGCGAAGCGGGCCGCGGCAGTCGTCCAGCTCGATCAGGATCGCCTTGCGGACCTCCGTGATCGACGGATTGGTGCGAAGCCACTGGAGGGCGAACTTGGTGTTGCTGATCTCCGGCGCGATGCGCTGGCGATCCTTGTCGGTGACGATGGGGTCGGAATTGAACAGGTTCATGGTGTTTTAGTCTTTCTGGTAGCTGTCGGCCATCGAGCCATCGGCATCGAGCGGGAAGTCGGGGAACCACGCCGGCCGGGTGCAAAGGGCTTCGATGAAATCTTCGAGGGTGCGACCTTCGGCATGGTGGCCGAGAGCTTGGTCGTGGACGACGAAGAAGGGCTCGTGGCCGCGGCGTTCGGCCTCGACGCAGCCGTGGAGCAGGAAGTCCATCCCGGTGCCCTGGGTGGCGCTTTGCAGCAGGTCGCCGCCGTAGGTCTTCACAGTGCCCCAGTGCGCGTCCTTGACGTGCCCCCAGAACTCAAGCTCGTGGGTGTGGAAGTGCCCGGTGACGCTCTGCCAGCCGCGGGCTGCCTTGTGCATCATGCAGACGGCGGGCTCCAAGTGACCGGGCAGCCGGAGCCACTCGGACTTCTGAACCTCTTCGATGACCTCGTAGGCTTTGGTTTGGTCGCCCTCTTTCTTGACTTCAACCCGCACGGTGCGGGCGAAGCGGACCATCGTGATCGGTTGCGCCTTCGGGTAGGGGTAGACGATGTCGCGGCCGGCGGGGAGGCGCATCAGCATCCGCGGGAACGGGTCCTTGGTCGAGTAGGCGAACTTGACCTTCTCGGTAGCTTGGTGCCAGCGGCCGGGCTCACGCAGTGCCTTGATCCAGGTGTTCTGGAACGTGTCCCATGCTTCGACGACCTCGGGGTTCTCCTTGCGATAGACCGCGACGGCTTTGCGGGCGTCGGCTTCGGTGATCTTGTCGCCGAGCGGCACCTTGACCGCCCGCCAGCCACCCTGGAACTGACAGTTGCTCACGAGCTTTCCAGACACGGTGAATCGGTGCCGTGGCCCGGCATTCAGGATGTCATACACCGTGGCCACACTCGTGTGAATTGCCCCTTGGAATTTGAGCCCTTTGAATTTCATCCTGCGGGTGTCACTTGCGGAAATTGGGCGGGCTGCGTGCCCGCTACGGACCAACGGAAGTTTCTTCTCCATGGCAGCTTGGTGAGACATTTTGACGATGGTGGAATCGCCCAAAACATTCACGACGTAGACCTCATGATCTGGAGTTGCCTTGAGACCATCATACAAAAGGACCTCCCTAACTCCTTTGCACACGACGCCCTCATGACGAACCCACTCCACTCCGTCCCATACGCGCATGTCGGTGGTGACTGACTCGATAGGGACAAGACCTTGGTCGGTGAGAACCAATTCGCCCTCCGCGATGCACAGGAGCGAGATGACCTTCCCCATGTCACGATCGACGCCGAGGGCGTTGGCCACGTCCATGTAGATGTCCTCACCGCGGCGGAACTTGTCGAGGATGCGCTCGCAGCCGATGAGGGCGGGGAGGATGCGGGCCTCCACCTGGGCGAAGTCCACGTCGTAGATCTTCTGGCCGGGGATGCGGACGAAGTACCGGGAGAGCGAGGCGTAAATCTCGTAGGGGTTGCCGAACAGGATGGCCACCAGCTCGTTGTCGAGCTTGCCGGCGGCGAGCAGCGAGTAGATGTAGGGCACCAGCTTTTTGATCTTCTTGCCCGGCTTCTTCATGTTCTGGAACTGCGGACCTTGGCTCGTCCAGCGGCCGGTCTTCTGCGCTCCGTAGAAGGTGAACGCACCGCGGATACGGTTGTCCGGGCACACCCATTGCATCATGGCAGGGACCTTCTTGACCGCGGCGAAGGACAAGGAGACCCGGATGTCGAGCGCCTCGCGGCCTTCGGCGTCGAGCTGGTCGTAGTGCTTTTTGCGAACGTCCGCGACGGTCGCCGCATTGAGGCTGTCGCCGGCGTAGCCGTGGCTCTTGAGCCACTTCAAGGCCGCCGCGGTCTGGCTGGGGTTCAGCCCCGTGAGTTCCCGGAAGCGGTCGGACAGCTCTGCCTCGTAACTCACGATGAGGTCCTGCACCTTTCGCAATGTCGGCAGATCAACGGGGACTCCGCGGTCATTCATCCGCAGGTCGAACTGGAAGCCGGCGAGGACCTCGGGCGAAGGCTCGAACGCCGCGAGCTTGCGGGCGACCTCGCGCTCAACGACAACGTCCTGGCGGCAGTAGGCGATGAAGTGCTCCCACGCTTCGCGGACGGTCATGCGGCCACCGGCGATGGAGAAAGTCCAGTCCCAGGGGATCTCGTCTTCGAGGATCGGGCTGGCGCTGGTCCGCTTGAGCTTCTTCCACTCCTTGTCGGTGAGGTCGCCTTTCGGCGGCAGGAGATCGACCTTCTTGTTCTGGTCGGAGAAGACGCCGATCAGAGCCTTGCCGATCGGGTTCTTCTGGTCGCCCAGCTTGAGGAACTCCGCGGCCTTGGCGAGCGACGGCGGGGCGCCGCTGCGGCGGCAGAGGAACTGGGTGCATCGCCACTGCTCCAGCGCCGGCGGCTTGATGCCGAGCTGGCGCTCCAGCACGTATTTGCAGATCGCGGCCTCGAAGCCGACGTTGAAGGCTCGGATCGGTGCGCCCTCCTTGACGGCCACCGACAGCATGAATTTGGCGTAGATGGAATCCTCGGAGTCCGGCGCGTCGATGCGCCACACGACCGGCGGCTTGTCATCCTCCGCGATGGCGAACAGTAGGATGCGCGTGCTTGGGCAACTCGCGTAGCGGTAGGCCCCCCGGGCGATGTCGCAGGCGGAAGTCGTTTCGAAGTCGAGGCTGAAGGTGGGCGCGGACATCTGGTGCCCGAAAAGCCCCGCCCCGGCGAACCAGGGCGAGGCGGGTCGAATCAGATCGCAGGGCGATCAGACATCGTCCTCGTCGATCTCCTCGTCGGAGTCGGGCATGTCGTCCACGGTCGGCGTGCTGGAGCCGAACGGCTCGCCGTGCTTCGAGAACTTCACGACCTGAAGCTCGGCGCAGATGCGCTTGCCGTGGGTCGGGTCGTGTCCCTTGTCGTTCTTCCCGTTCATCGAGAAGAAGTTGACCTTGGCGTGGACGAAGCAACCCGCGTAGGGGTAGCCGTCCTCGTCGGGACTGACCTGCTCGTTCTTCGAATTGACCACCGCAGGGCGGCGACGCTTCTCGGCGCGGTTGGCCGAGACGACCATCGCGTTCTCGTAGCCGTCGTAGTCCTTCTCGGCACCGTCGCGCAGAGCGAGGCGGTCGCCGGTGGGGAGCTTGCCGCCGAACTCAGCGTCGGCGATCTCCTTGAGGATCGCCTCGATCTCCTTGATCTGCTTCTTGTCCGAGTCCTTGTCGAGGAGGAAGGCGGCGCCGTAGCGCGGCGCACCACCATTGACGGACTTGGCTTCGTGCAGGTTCGGGAAGGACAGGCGGACGTTCTTGAGGATGTATTCTTTGTTCACGGTTCTATGGTTCTATTGGTCTAGTAGTTCAGGGCGATCCTGGCTCGCCGGGGCCGTCGGGGTGGTGAAAGGGTTCAGACCTCGTCCTCGCTGACGGGCATGTCTTGGACGGCCGCCGCCACAGCTTCGCGCTTGTCGCTCTCCAGGGCAAGCACCGGACGGGCCGGGTTGCGCTGGACCAGCGCCTCGAAGCAGTTGCGGAAGCGGGTGGAGGACTCGATCTTCTCCTTGAGGAGCGACTCGGCCTGCGTCGGCGAGATCAGCGCCATCTTGTAACGCTGCTCCATCTTGAGCTTGCCGGACTGCGCGAGCAGCTTGTCGGCGGCGTCCTCGTCGGACCAGGCGCGGTTGCCCTCGCGGCCGAGGACGAGCTTGAGACCGGGGATGTGGGCTCCGGCGACGACACGGGCTTCGAGGTGCTCGGCCACGTCGTCGAGGAAGGTCTTGATCCCCTCCGTCGCCTTGAACAGGCGCACCAGGTAGTCATCGGTCAGGACCCCGCCGGTGAAGTCGAGCTGACCGGACTCCGTGGCTGCGCGGGCCAGCATGGACTCGGCGCGGTCGAGGGGCTCCATCTTCTTCTCCTCCTTGGTGGCCTCGGGCATCCCGGCGATCAGCTCTTCGAACTCAAGCTGGGGCAGCTCCACGTCGGCGAGAGCCGCCTTGAGACGGGCCTCGCAGAAGCCCTTGGCCTTGCACCAGCGGCAGGCACCGCTGTCGCCGTCGGAGGGTGCGAAACGCAGCCCTGGGGCGGCTTCGAGGATCTCCGCGACGGCGATGTCGCGGGAGCCGCAGGGGAGCGCGTTCTGAACACGGCGCAGACCCTCAGACGCTTGGATCGCGGCGTAGTCGATGTCCTTGCAGAAGTTCTCCAACTCGGCGAGGGTCAGCACCCAAGGCTTCTGCTCGGCACCTTCGCGGTGCCGGGGCTGGAACACGGCGATGTCGATCACGGTGTCGGGCTCGAAGTTCCAGAGCCCCGCGTCCATCATCTCGCGGAGGTAGGACAGCGCGTAGATGGCAAGCTGCTCGTTCTCGTGCGAGCGGACCAGGACGCCGGCGCCATACTTCAGGTCGCGGACGACGACCCGCTCGTCGCTGACGGAGATGAAGTCGCAGGTGCCGGTGGCGTCGGGCTGGTAGAAGAGCGGAACCTTGACCTCGATCTCGACCAGACCATCGCCGGCCGCGGCGCGGCAGTGCTCGATGTAGGCTCCGACGTGCTCGCGGAACTTCTCCGGGATCTCTTCAAGGGTGACCTTGCCGAGCAGGATGTTGGCGGCGTGGTCGTGGGCCTCGGTGCCCTCGTCGGAGTAGACCGAACGGTCGTCCTTCGGGATGCGGTGCCGGTTGGCCTCGATCAGGGCGATAGAGCCGGTGCATTGGGTCCACTGGTGGGACGCGGACGGGGCGAGGCGGGCGTGGGTGTTGTGCGAGCCGGACGCGCCGGCGGTGTTTTCGGTATTCATCAGTTTGTCAGTTTGGTTGATTTTGCGGATTCCGATGTCGATCCAGTGATGACCGTTGAACTGCTGGATGATGACGACATCGTCGCAACCGCAGTGTTTGTGGTATGGGATCTCTCGGGTCATCTGCTTTCGTTTCGAAGGAGAGGAATGCCGGTCTTCCCCGGCTGCCATGTGGATCGTCGAAACGGATGCTCCTACCACACTCCAACCCCCGGTCAGGTCGCTCACCGTTCGGACTTTTACCGATTCCGCACGCGCTCGGCGGCGAGCATCATGCTCATCTTGGTGCCCTCACTGCGGAGGCTGGAGTGTGGTCGCAGACTTTTACCGGTCTGCGAGCGGCGGGTGAATCACAGCTTGGCCAGCTCCGCCATGTAGGCGTCGATCTGGTCCTCGGCGAGGTCCTTGACGGTCTTGATGCCGAACTTCTCCCGAAGCTCCGCGAGCTTCGGCTTGTTGGCGTCGCGGTCCTTTCCGAGGAAAGCCATTGAGGCTTCGACAGCCTCCTTGAGGGTGTGCTTCGGCGAGGCCGCAGCGGTTTCGGACTCCGTGGTCTCGACCGGTTCCTCAGTCTTGGTGGTTTCGACAGGAGCTTCCGGCTCGACGACCTTGAGGTCGGCGGACTTCTTCTCCTTCGGAGCCTTGGCAGGCTTCGGGGTCTCGACCGGTTCGGCGGCGCTGGTGTTGCCGGACGAAGCGAGGATCTGATTCAGAACCGCGGTGTTCGCTTCGATGGCGGCGGTCAGCTTGGCAATGGCGTCTTCAATCATAGGTTACGGTGTTGTTCGGTTTGCGGGTTCGCGATTCCTTAATTAGGCGAATCGCGGAAAAGGTCAATGGGAAATTTTCGGAAAGTTTCAGAGATAGTCGATGGATTCGGCGAGACGCATCTCCAGCAGCTCTTCGGCCGCGATGATGCCGGGGTCGTAGTTGTCCCGATGGACCCAGATCGCGGAGCGGGTGCCGTTGAAAACGAAGCGGCGGCCCTCCTGGTAACGCTCGTAGCCGAGAACGGCGAGGTAGTGGGCGGGCTTGTGATTGTTCTTCGACTCCTCTACCGTGAGGCGGGTCACTTCGGACGCCAGGATGACATCGGGGCCGATCAGTGGGTTGCTGCTTTCGATCAAGTCCTCGATGGCGATCTGGAGGCGGTTCTTGCTGGCCTCGATCATCTCCCTGCGATACTTGGTCCGCGGGGCGTCGTTGACCGGGAAGGAGTCCGGGATCGGGTAACCGAGCAGGGCGTGGCGCAGCGCCCCGGCGTGGTTGTGAATGATGTCCGCGGCTTCCTCGAAGATGCCTGATGCCCGCAGCCGGTCGCGGTCGGCCGCCGTCTGGATGGGGGACCTCACCGGAGCGTAGCGCCGGTCGCTCTCGGTCATGTAAAGCGCCCCTTCGTGGTTGGTGTAGGCGATGCAGTTGGCGAAGTTCAGGATCTTCCGGGCGTCGCGGTTCTTCCGGTTCATGGTCACCTCGCTGTTGGTCACCAGGGTCTTGAGCTTGTCCATAATCGCGGCGCGGTTCTCACCGGCGACGTAGATTTCCTCGAACACGATCAACTGCTTGCCATACTTCCAATCGTCGAAGTCCGAGCGGATGAGGTTCGGCTCGATGGCGATCACGTTGGACTCGCCGATGGCGGCTCCGACCATGGAGGCGATCTGGGACTTGCCTGCGCCCTCGCCGGACTGCACACAGAAGCACCAGCGGATCTTGTGACCCGGACGCTGGACGAGGTGGGCGAAGAACTGCATGGCCAGTTCCCACACCTCGCCGAAGACGTTCTTGACCATCTGCTCGAAGACGCGCAGCGCCCGCTCGGAGCCGACCGAGGTCTCGGTGGGCGTGGTGTCGGCGCGGTACTCGTTGAGGTATTTCACGCCCTTGTATTCGAAAATCGACGGGGTGTCGGGTCGGGGGTCGTACATCGTCGAGTCCACCCGGTCGATGGCTTGGACGTTCAGGGCGAACTTGTCAGGGTTGACCAAGGGGAGGCCGATCTTGGCCAGCTCGTTGTCCTTCTCGTCGCTCATCAGGCGCACCGAGTAGGTCAGGTTGAAGTTGGTCGGGGTCAACCGGACGCCGCTGGCCTTGTTGACGAACTCGCCATCGGTCGAGACGAACACCCACGGGCGGAGCCACCCTGGCAGCTCCTTCTTGTTGCTCTCGACCCTGGCGACCGTGCGGGCCTGCTTGAGCGCCTTGTTCGCGGTGGTGGCGGTGATCGGAGCACCGAGTTCCTTGAGCCGGGAGCGGAACGTGTCGAGCAGCCGGGCCTCGGTGATCGCGTCGCGGATCGGGAACGCGGCGATGCGGGCCGGACCCTCGCGGCCGAGGAGCTTGGGATCGTCCTGTGCGGCGATCCACTCCTCCAACTTCTCGCCCAGCTCCTCGGTGGCCTTCTCGGGCTTCCAACCGGCCTGCTTCGCGTGGTGGTAGAGGGTCGAGATCGTGACGGGTCGCTTGCCGGTCGGGTCGGGCTTGAAGCTGCGCCACTTCGAGAACGTCTCCTTCTCGCCCTTGTATTTCGCCCCTTGGGACGACCACTCGTCGAACAGCTCGTAGGCTTGCCGCGCCTCGTCCTCACGGCGGAACTGGTGCCGCAGCGCCGAGGCGACCTCGGTCCACCTCTTGTAGCCGCCCGAGTCCGGGTCGATGGCGAACAGCGGCTCGCGGATCTCGTCCACGGTCAGTCCGTATGCGGGGAGGTTGTCGAGGCCGATGTCGTCGTCACCGCCGGCCGAGTAGGTCCGCTGGTCCGGGGTCTCGGGGATCTCTTCGATGGACTGGTGATCGAGGTCGACACCGCTGGTGCGGACGGCGAGCAGGCGCGGGGTCGAGTTGTCCTCGTCCTTGAAGATGACGGGCCGATAGGCGGGCTGGGATAGAACGGTGGATTCAACAACCCCTTTGAAGTCGTGCGGCAGCCCGAGACGGTCGGCGAGATGGCGGATGATCTTGCGCCGATGGATCGGGTCGCAAGGGGTCAGCGGGACGATGATCCGAAGCCGCGGACGCTCCGGTGTGTGGTTCGCCGTGGCGTAGGCCAGGTAGTTGAGCGGGGCGAGGGCCTCGCCGATGCACTCCGGGCATTGCCAGAAGTCGCTGACGTAGTCGGGCTCGTCGAAGTCCACGTCCGGCGGATCGAGGTCGAGGCAGGCCAGCACCAGCTTGTCGGCGTTGGCGTCGCACCGCTTGGTCTCGCCGGGCTTGAAGGTGCAAGACGTGACGCAGGGACCGTCCTTGATGTGGTCCCGCTCGGTCTTCGGCAGTGCCAGGAACTCGGCGCGTTCCATCCCGATCGGCACCGGCACGTCGAAGTATTTGCGCACCAGCTCGTCGAAAGTGCTTGCCTTCAGGGGGTGGATCTTCCCCGACCTCGCGCTGGGTCCGCCGTAGTAGGTGAAGGTGCTCATGCTTTGGGCTTGGCGTAGAGTTCGCCGTCAAATTCCTGATACTCGTATTCGTCCTCCTGCGTCGGACCAGGACACTCGCACTCATCGCAGTAGTCGAGACCGCAGATCGAGCACTCGTTACCAAGCTCATCCTCACTGCCCCCGAGGCAGTCGGCAGCGAAGCTCACTTTCTTCCATCCTGTGGGTGGGTTCATTCAGATAGACAGGTAGAGGTCCCATTGATCAGCCATCGCGTCGGCGATGCCTTGGTAGGTTCGCGACCGCTCTTTCCAGCGGTCTTCAGAAGGTCCGAGACGGTTCTGACCGCTATCAGTCTGGTTGGCCCACCGCTTCCGACCCCCGACAATGCGGGGCGCGACGAGCTTGGTGGGAGAGAGAGAGAGGCGGCAGATTTTTCAGCCACAAGCAGGTGGCCTTGCTGGCGTCGTCGCCGAACTGGTAGGGCTGGATGATCTGCGTCGGTTTGCAGATTCGTTTCGAGAGGATTCCAATTGGGTTCTCCAGTGCGATGTGAGGTATCGGCTGCTCCCACAGCATCCTGAAAAACTCGACGGCTGCTTCCGTCTTCTCCCAGCCGCGACCCCTGTCGTTCCAGTGGATGCCCGACCCACAAACGTAGGTGCACTCCGGGAAAGCGATCAGCACGTCCCAGCCTTTGTCGATGACTTCCCGCAGGTCGCACTGGAGGTGGTATGGTGAAGGGGTCTCTGCCGGCAGAAGATCGCAGCTCCACGCATCGTGTCCGAGCTTTCGGAAAGCATCTCGGACCCGACCGGAGTACTCGCAAGCTACGAGGATGCGTTTCATTCGGCGAAGCCTTTTCCGGTGAGAGCGCGATGGACTTTCTCGGCTTGGACGAAGTCGAACTTCGTCTGCCGACCGGTGTACCAGCTCCAGAGGCTCATCATCGGAACCTCCGCTTCGCGGGCGATGACGGCGAGCTTCCTGCCGTCTTTTCGGATGGCTTCGCGGAGCCGTTGGTCGACGGTCGTGGACTCAGGCATGTCGGTTCGGGGACGGTGGGGTTCTCGGGGTCGGAGGTCAATCAAGAAATCTTGATTTAGTGTCGGAAATAAACCAAGAAGGGGGTCAATGCGTTACGGAGGATCTCCCAACTCGGGGTGGGGGTATTCACTGTTCGCGGTAATGAATTGGCGTATATCCTCGGCGTGCTGCTCAACCGTAACGTCTTCTCGGAACGTGGACGTGATTCCACTTTTAGCGACTGGTGATGGCTTCCGAGATTTGACCACGCGCTGGGGCAAGCCGCGAACAAGGCGGTGATCAGAACCGCCCGAAGGCGTCTGTTGTGATGGTGAAGCTTTCATAATGGGCGGTCTGATACCTCGGCGTTCTCCCGAATAAAATCCCCGCGTAGATTCCGCATGGAGATTCCGGCGGCTTTGAGCTGTGCGGGCGTTCGCTCGCTGGTTTCGATCACCCGTTCCTCGCAGTTCACGAAGAGTCGGAATGTCGTCATTTGCTCAGGGGATTCCTCGCGGAGTGCTTCCACAAGCGCGTCGATTGCGTTGGTGATTTTCGGTGTCATATCGGTGATTCGGAAAAGGGAGAACAAGGGTGGTGGAGAGGAACCGCCGGGAACGCGGCTATTGAAATCGGCATCTATGGCGGCGGTCCCTCACCACCAGCGTTCTGCAAAGGAAACCACGAATGAACCCGGCTCCTGAATACGCCGTCGCGATCCTCCCACCGGAACTTTTCGGCGTTCCATCGGCCTTCAAATCGCGTTGGCCCGCCGTCGCCGTCTGGATGCCTTTCCAGCATGACCCATCGGTCACGCGGAGCAGTCACCATGCTTGTATCTCGTTTCGTTTTCATTTCGTATTCTGCTGAGACTTGCATGAGCGGCAGTGTGATCCGCAGTAGTAGCTTATTTGATCGCAGGTCATGCCCTTTGATGATTTCTCCACGCACACGGCGGGCGGATTTTTCCGCAGGTATTCCCGCCTCGCGTTCGCCGCGTCGATCCTGCGTTGACCATCCGGCGTGATCGGATCTTCCATGACGGCATCGAATTTACCACAGTCGCACCTTGCCGCCTCGCCCTCACAGAAGAAGCAGAACAAGGCCGCCGCATGCAACGCCGGAGGCGCTGCATCTTCAATTCGGGCTGTGAGGGCGGCGTGCATGGGCTTAGTCGTTCCCCCCGATGATCCGCTGCCATTGGCCGCCGGCTTCGGGGTCTTTCAGGATGAGTTTTTGAATCCGGCGGCGGGCATGGATGACGGTGGTGTGATCCCTGCGACCGCAGGCCGCGGCTGCATCCTGGAGAGAGCGGCCGGAGTGATGGATGGCAGCCATGGCCATCTGGCGAGCGAGCGCGATCTTGGCATTGCCGCGCGCGCGAGCGGCGAGGGCGGTGACAGAAACGCCAAACTCGGCGGCAGCACGCTGAATGATTTCCGATTCCAGGGAGCGCCAGTCGGCGTCCGCGAGCAGATCATTGACTCCGCCCAGGGTGGCGCGCAGGACCTTGCGGCGCTGGCGGAGGTCGAGGAGCGATTGATTGACGCCGGCCAGGGTGGTGCGCAGGGCCTCGCGGCGGTGGCGGACCTCGATCAGCAGCTCGCCGAGCGAGAAGCGGGCGAGGGCAGGAATGGCGTGGGCTTCCATGGCGGTCAGTCGTCGATGTCCAGGACGGCGGTGATTTCCAGGAGGCCGCGCTGGGCGGCCCAGGGGCGGCAGCTCTTGATGATCTCCTCCGGGCGGCGGACGCCGTGGCGCTGGTAGCTGCGGCGGGTGCGCTCGCGGAGGGCGTAGGCGACTTCCTCACACCAGATCTTGTAAGCGTGTCCCGCACGGCGCGGGGCACCGTAGCGGGCGAAAGCGCGGCGCAGGGCGGCGCGCTGCTCCTTGCGGGTCTTCCCCGCCATCTCGATCATCACCGGGGCGATGATGGAGCGGGCAATGGTTCGCCAGGTGGTCATGGGTCAGCGGAGGTAGGAGTCCTGGTGAGGGCGGTGAATGGTGGCGCGCCAGGCGAGGCTGCGGGCGTCGCGGTAGAGCTCGACCCGCGCCCAGCAGCCCATGCAGCAGCCGGTGAGTTCGGCATCGGGGCCGTCTTCGGGATCGTAGTCCGGGAGGAAGGGGGAATCGATGGGTGCCCAGCCGTCATTCGCGGCGATGCAGTGGCCGCAGTGGAGCAGGACCTGGTTGGGAAGGCCGGCGGCATCCTCGACCAGGGAATGGATGCGGGACTCGCGACGGGTCAGGATCTCGACGGCGGCGCGGAAGAGACGACTGGAAAAGCGCCCTTTATAGTACCGATCGCGGATGCGGATCTGCCCGGCGCCAACGAAGGCGAGGCCGCGGGTGTGCCAGAGACGCTCGCAGCGGCTGAGGAGCATGCCCTCGTGGTTGTTCGGGAAGCGGGTGGCGGTGGCGAGCCATTGGTTCCGTTTGGTGTTCTTGGTCGTGGTGGTGTTCATGGTGTCCTCTCAGGTGGAAAATGGGCAGGCCTCAGAAATCGGCCCCAGAAGGCGCGAGGGGCGGAAGCTGGGCGACAGTCGCCTCCCCGGCTGAAAATGCGTCCTGACCCCCGGCGAGGCCCGGCGAGGGGGCTTCCGGGGCCGGGGCGGGACGATCGATCTGCGCGGAGCATCGGGAGCAGTGCCACCAATCCCGTCCGGCGTGGCGGCGGACGTAGATCATGGAGGTGCCGTGGAGCGGGCAACTGGGGGCGGCGGGGATCATGGTTTGCGCTTCCAAGTGCGGTTGGAGAGAGCGGCGGCGATGCGGTCCAGCTCGTGGACCGTCGGCTCGCGGAGGGTGGGGCGCTCCAGCGGGGCGGGCAGGCCGGGGACGATGACGGTGATGGAGACGATGGCGACGAGGTCCTCGCCAAGGTCGACTTCCAGCTCGGTGGTCGGGGCGGGCGTGGTCATGGCTGGGGGGCCTCCTTTTTCGGGGACTTGGCGCCGATCCAGTCGTCCGCCTGCATGAAGCGCTTGCGGCGCTCCGGGGTCCAGAACTCGGGATCGCCGGCGGCCTCGATGTGGTCGACCAGGCTGCCGAGGTCCACGAGGATGACATTTGGGGCCGGGCGGGTCTGCTTGACGAAGCCAGCATTCACGAGGCGGTAGAAGGTGCGGTAGGACATCGCTTCCAGGCCGGTGTCCTTCAGCAGGTCCTCGCCGCAGCGGCGCCACTGGCCGTGGTGCCGGAGCATGGGGAGGTAGGTGCCGTCCGTCTGGCGCATGAGCTTGACCAGGCCGAAGCGCGGGACATCCGCCGGATGGACGGTGGGGGCGGCGTAGTGGCCGGGGGCGATCTCGACCAGCTGGGTCTGCGCGGGCAGGCCGCTGCGGATGAGCGTCAATTCCGGGGTCCTCTTCTTGGGGTCCATGGTGGTTCTCAGCGGTCAGGGGTGAAGTCGTGCTTGGAGGCCTTGCGGGTGCCGCGCTGGGACTTGTTCCGGGCGGCGGGGTCTCCCCTGCCCTCGCGGGCGGCGATGCGGTTGCGGGTGGTGTAGAGGATCATCTCCAGCCGATCGGCCGGGAGATCGGCCAGGGCCCGCCCCTTGTTCTGGAACTTGGCGATCTGGACGATGTAGGCGGGGGTGATGAGGCCCTTTTCCATGACGCGGGCGGCGATGGCGGGGTCGAACTCCTCCGAGCGCGGATCGCAGCGGCGGCCGTGGGCCAGCAGCTCGTCGAGGATGAGCTTGCGGAAGGTCTCGCGGGCCTCGTGGGTGTCGGTCGCCGGGCCCTTGTCGCGGACCTTTCCGGTGCGGGTGAAGTCGCGGTAGCCCTTGTCTTCCCGCCCGCAGAGGGTCTCAAAGTGGCCGCGGAGGGTGCGGTAGTGGCTGTTCCGGCACTCGGTCAGGGAGGCGATGCCGACGGCCTTCAGCTGCTCCGCGCGGCGCCAGTCGCGGAGGCGGGCGCTGGCGGATCCGGCGGGGAGATCGATGAGGCCGAGGGTGTCGAGCTTCTGGAAAGCTTCCTTGGCCAGCATGTTGAGCGCGGCCTTTTGGTCGGCGGAGAGGAGGGAGCCGTGGCCGCCGGCGGCGGGGCGGCGAGCCTGGGGCGCGCGGCCGGCCTCGGCGCGGTGCCAGGGCTGGCGGTGGGTTGGGGATTTCGTCCGTGGCTTCATGGTGTGGTGTCCTTTCACCCGGAAAGCCCGGCACCCCGTGAGGAGTGCCAGGCGATTCTTAGGGGGAGACCGTGGGCCTCAGAATTCGTAGGGAATGTTCGCGGGGTGTTCGTACTGGCGGAGCGGATTGGTCCGGACGAATGGGGTGCTGTCCGCGGGGATCTCCTCGCCGGGCCGGGTGGCGGCGTCGTAGCCTTCATGCCAGCCCCCGGCGCGGCCGAGCAGGGCGCCGAAGCAGAAGGAGAGGGCGCAGCAGATCAGGAGGATGATGATGGCCCAGGCGATCATGCGGCCCCCCTTTCTTGCTTGGCCGCGGTGCCGGCGATCGCCGCCAGGTCATTACTGGCCACCCGCTTGCGGAGGGCGGTTTCCAGGATGGCGCGGCGGGTCTTATTCCCCTCTGGATTCATGGAGCAGTGGCGGATGGCGTGGATGAGATCCGCGCGGCTGGCCCGCTGGGCGATGCGGCGGCAGTCCTCCGTGCCGGCGTGGATGAGCCACTCCAGATCGGACAGCTCTTCCTTGGCGACGATGGGGCCGATGGTGGTGCCTTTGCGGAGGTTCATGCCTCCCCCTTTCCGACCAGCACCGGGCTGGCTTCCGCGATCGCGTCGCGATCAGGCTCGAAGGTGAAGCGCTCTTCCTTCACGACGGTGATGCCGGCGGTGGCGAGGAAGTCCCGCATGGTCTGGCTGCCGCGCCAGGCGCTGAGGACGGCGTTCTTGTTGAGGCTGGTCTTGATGGCGACGAAGCGCTCGGCGAGGGCCTCATCCTCCTGGGCGAGGATGGTGTCCAGGGCCTCCGCCTCCTTGGTGCCGGCGACGAACTCGACCTTCCCGGTGCCCTCGCGGAAGGCGAGCTTGTGACCGGCGAGGGTGATGGTCTGCTTGTCGCCGAATTCCGCCTTGCGATTGGCGACGGCCCAGGCGCTGAGTCGCTTGGTATTCCGCTCGACCTCGCGGCCGAGTTCCTCGATCTCGACGTTGAACTCCATTTTTAGCGCCTCGATCCGCTCATCGCGGAGCAAGGCGGCGCGTTCCTGGGCGAGGATAAGGTTCGCGGTGCCGGCGGCGATGGCCGTGGCCTCGTCGCGGTCGCGGATCGGCTCGATCCGGATTTTTTTCAGTAGGCTCTTTGCAGTGGTGGTCATGGTGTGGTGTCCTTTTGGTGGTTCTGGTCTTTCGGTTGTTTCAGGGAGATCAGGCCCCCGCTGCCGTCCGCGTCGATGTGGTGTCCTCCGGGCGGCAGCGGGTTCGTTTTCGCCTCTCAGCAGAGGCGGGAATTCAGGAGGTGGAAGGCGTCGCGGAAGGCATCGTCGGACCGCAGCAGCTCCGCGGCACGGCGCAGGCGGTCGGCGGCTTCCGCCGGGCTGATGGAGAGCTCCGCGGCGAGCTGATGGGCCGGTGGGTCCTGCTTCACGTAGAGGAGCAGGA